TAAGGGTGCCACCTACTATTGAATTAAGACTCTTAATAGGTCATACTCGCTTTAGCGAGTATGACATTAAGAGTTCTTAAATTCAGTACTTGGCGGTACATACAACTGATCCAATGAGATCTCGTATGTCAAATATATCCTTAAGAATCCACATACCATCATTATTCAACGAATACCATTGACCCTTCAGATCTGTTTTATATATTCCCTTAAACATGCTATACATGATAAAGGCAATATCTGGTTCCTTGAAATTCTGGGATTCCAGGATTGTTTGAACTATTTCATTTTGTGTCATTTATATATAAAGTTCCTAATCCCTTTATATCTATAACGCAGGGGGGCAGGGATTTCATTCACAATTTCTGGCTACAATGGAGGAAATGTCAAAGTATATGGCAGGGGTGGAAATGGCGGGGTAAATAGAATCTCTAGTTACGCCGTTGGAGCGAGCGGTTCGGCAAATACAGGTGAGGGCGGCGGCGGCGGTGGTTCAGGGTTTTCCAATCCACCCAACATTATTACAATGGGTGGAGCAGGAGGTTCTGGATTGGTCGTTATTCAATATTCCACTTTTTAGAGTACCGTTGAGTACTTAAATTAGGTACTTGGCGGTAATCAGAATCCCAGAAACTCCAGAATCAAGTCCGCAGGCCCCGTTCCAGGATCTCCAGATTCTCCTGTGATCCGTTCAAACAGATTTCTAACAAAAAACTCCCTAGCTTTATCGCTGTAAATCAGACCTAGATCCTTTTGCTTTGACCGTAGAATAGATTCATCAGCAGAAATTACATTACCCCTTGGGGTCATTAATTCATATATACCTGGTCCAACACCTTCAACTTCTCGTATGACCGTCACTAGACTTTCATATGAGCCGATTTTTAACTTTACTTCATCACCCATTTCAAAGCGAGCCATCTATATATTCAATGATAAATTCAATGATAATTTACCCAACCGCATCCAAAATCATACACACCGTATCAGCCAAGTCATCCTTCTTCGGCTGCTGCAGCCACCAACGAAGCCAATCCTGTTGATCCGAGACCAATGGAAACTTCGATAGATAATCCTTGACTCGTGCTTCCGCTCCAGCCTTACGATCCTTATAGCCTGCGTCACCCACTTCTGCCCCCTTGATCTTCTTGCCTGCGTGAACGAAGTGAAAGGTGACCGCCAGATCATTGGCCAAAAATCGTTCTCTTAATGACGCAAAAATCAAAAGCTGAACCGTCTTCATCACCGGATTCTTCAAGACCGGTTGATGCTCAATATAGATATCCTTGACCTCCTTCAGTTTTAACCAATCCCGTGTGACCCACCCTCTAATGGCATCATGTAGATTAGTTGTATTATCCGCGAAGGACATAGCCGATTTTTTCTTAACTAGCGGCATCGTGGCAATCGTCTCAACGCGCGCCAACAATGCGGGACGCTGCCCCTTTATATCCAGGCCTTTCACACGTAAAAACGCCTGGAGTTGCGCAACAGACGGTGCCTTCACCAAGGGTTTTCCTGTCCCCTCATCAAAAATCTGAGACCCCTTCGGAATATGCCGAGTACAGACGAGTCCTAATTGCGCAGGAGCGATGGCCTTGGCCGGCTTTCCACACGTGGCACAGACGGGTTTCGCGGTATCATTCAAGTCCGTAAGGTTCACTAGACTCCAGTGCTTCACTAAGGGCTTTTCATCTCTAGTCGCAACACAAAACGCCAGATGCTTAATACCGATATCAAGAGCAAGCATCCTTTCTCTTCATACGTGTGATTCTTTATATCATATCGTCGACTACTTAAATTAAGTAGTCGACAATATATAAAGATCCAGATGAATTAAATGTTAGATGTCTATTAAATCGGTAGCAGAAGTTATACTAAGTGAATTAAACCAGCCATTTATTTCTGAACCTCATCGCCTTGATAAATTGCGCCTTACAATTGAACCGTATATATACAATTATTTATCGGTAAATTATTATAGTAAACTCCAAGAACACTGGGTAAACTATAAACCACCTAAAAACTCAAAAAATGTATTTGCGATTATTGAACGTAGGTGTCATCCGAATTTCGATTTTGTCTTGAAAAATATAGCCTGGGCGAATCCGAATATGGCAGTTTATATTTTCTGTTCAGATGAAAATGAAAATTATATTAAAGCGCTTCTTAGAGATAAGAATGAATATGTAACACTTGTAAAAGCTTTTACTGGATCTGTTTCAAGAGATCAAGGAAAAATAGATTACAATAATTTACTAACATCTACAAAAATGTATGAAGCCTTTGATAAGAGTGTTGAATATCTTCTAACAATTCAAATGGATGTATTTATTCGACGGGCTGTAACAGATGATATGTTTGTAGGGGGGTATTGGGGGAATCCGTGGGCCTGGAAACCTAATACACCTGGTGGAGGAGGTGCAACCATACGTAAGATTTCTACAATGATTGATATATGTAGTAAATATAAATATATAGATGGCGGTGAAGATACCTGGTTCGCTACACATATTCAAGAGTATAACTATGGGTTTCCAGATATAGATTTTAGAGCTATGAGAATTATGGAATCAATTTATGTTATGAATCCAGTGGTAGTACATCAATTCTGGACATATCTAGATCAACTTAAAAATATATCATTTAATGATTTAGAAGAATATTTACAAGATATTTTATCACTTGACATTGATTAGAATGGTATAAGCTTCGTCCCGTTGGAAGTGCGAAAGGGATAGACCTCTGTAGCGCCAAATACTGAATTCCATTATTTAGTGGCATCCGTGGCGACGTGGCATCCGTGGCGACGTGGCATCCCTGGCCTTACTGAGTAACCATATTCATATTTAGATCACCAGAAAATGTATTATATTTCACATTTTCCATAAAAAATCCAATGACATTCATTTCAATATTACGAGATTTCCAAACCCTTGAATGTAACCATTCATTTTCTCTCTCATCATTTATAACTGGTTCAAATGCTCCTTTTTCAATGACTTTCTTATGAAATATATAAAACATATCATCGAGTATAACCTGCTTTTCTACAGGATCGTAGAAGCAGTCACCAATTGATTTCCATCGTCCTTCTCCATTTACAGAACATCCATATTTAATTTGTTTTGGTCCTGTATATACTCTAGCTCTAGCATTAATCCCACACTCAGATAATTTATTAAAATCAATTGTATCTAACAATCTTAGATCTGGACGTAGCTTTATATACCAGTCGTAATCTAACGAAGGATTTATAGATAGAAAGTCACAGACTTTACTAAATTGCTGTTTAGAATTTACATATTTATATTTGAATGTGACTATATTTTCATAATTAGAAAAATCATCAAGTCCTGATATCCCACAATAGTCTATGGTATGCTGTTTTTCGAGTTCTTTGAAGTAAGTTACAAGTAGCTTAACAGAATTACAGTATTTAGGGAGCATCGCATGAGAACACAAAAGAATCAACAACTTCATTTAATATTATATTATAAATTAAAGTACCGCCAAATACTCCACGGTAGTCCACGATATAAAAATTGAAATCCTGGGTTTCCTGGCCACTGTACAATACAATATGCTGAATAATCTCAAGATCTATACAATTGATGAACTGAAACTTCTTCCATATAAGCAGGATATTGAAAAACACTACCAATATATTCTTGATAAAGCAACTGCTGGATATCTATATACAACAATTGAAATCCACCCACTTCGTAATCGCATAGTAATAAAAAACCTTGAAGAACTCTTTCCTGACACACTGTTTACACATACGAAGGTCAGTGATTCAACCGATACACGTGGATATATTGTTTATAAAGTCTCTTGGAATAAGAAAAAATCTTATACAGAGGTGTATCCGTTTAAATTAGTGCGGAATCTAAATAATGCTACAACTAAACATCGAAATTAAGAATTAGATTAAATTAATTACCGTAGAGTACTTAATTTAAGCATTCCGGTACCGTAGCAATTAAATTAAGTAATCCACGGTACAAGAAAAATAACCTATATATTAGAAATGTCTTTACCCCGATATATTTTTAGTGAAGATCCATCAAGAGCTATTTTTGGCATTATTGATGAATCCGGAATTTCGATTAACATATCTGATGATGATAAGAAAGATACATTATTTATTACGAACACACTTAATGATAATGAGGTAATCTTTGATATTAATCAGGAGACTGGATTTCTTGATGTTAAATTCCCTAACATAGGAAAGAATACCTGGTACAAAGAAGATGAACAAGTCACTGAAAATATTATAGATAGATTAGAAAATCTTATTATGAAATCAGATAAATCTAATGCTAATGCTAACACTAATGGTGGTAAAAGAATGAGCAGAAATAATAATCGCAAGATACGTAAAACTAGAAGATATAATAGAAAGTAATTATTTTAATAAAAAGTACATTTATTTATAAAATTGATTAATTTTATAAATAAATATAAGTCATCAAATGAAGTTCCCCATTACTCGTAAAAGTCTCCAAGAATTTGATTTTGTCAAGGATCAAGAAGAATTAAAAGAGAAGCAAATTCAGAAAAGATTAGAAGAAACAATAGAGCAACTTTGTGAAGAATTTAAGCGAAGTATGTCGTCAAACTCTAAGGAAAAGAAATTTGTCTGGAGAAAACTTCAAACTATTCGCCTATTTCGATTAGAAGGAGTAGTCAGTGGTACACATTTATCTACAGATGAATATATACCTGAGTTCATTAAAAAACTAAAAGAAGTCTTTATAGATTGTGATATTATTATTGATCCACTGAAGACATATCTTATTATTGATTGGTCTTAATACCGTGGTTCTAATATTGGCTATTACGAGAATTGAACGACTGATTTCCAAGAGGCTTAAATTCACGTCCGTGAGGTGTATTACGCCCCCCTTCGAATACCTGCGTCAAAGGAGTCCTTCGCACCGGCCCATTCTCTCTCGGGTCACTAAATGTTCCGAAAAGTTCTGGGATACGTTCCTTGCGTCCAAGGCCAATATTTCTACGCTGCCCCGTAGAACTAACCGCACACTCATATTCATCACACTTCTGGTAATACTTTTGCCCTAACACCGTATCAGCCATATGATACTGTGCCCCCGCACGATCAGCCTGTCTTCTACGCGAAACCTCGATAAAAGCCGTCGCATTGTGTTGAAGCCAGTGGCGCAAGGAATTTCCCTGCTCCGATGACGCCACATTTTTCGCACATTGTGACGTATAGTCAGTCACAAGACGACCATCACTCATAATCGCGGCATATCCAGGGTAGCGTAGATCCTCATTCGGCACAGTATTTTTGCTAGGAGCATTCATTCTCTTAGCAGCCTTAGCCAGGGTGGCCTCATTGATAATTGGGCTAAATGTAGGATGCGTTGCTTTACGGAAATACTGGGAATCCATCTAAACACACCAGGGAAGATTATGCGTCAAGCGGAGCGCCTTGAACAGAAGATGCCGATCCATCAAATGATGCCAACAATGTCCCCTGAAGACCCTGGGTCCCCTCGGATGACACTTCCAACGCGGTACCCTCCTGTGTGGATACCTCACCTGGTGTCACATTTGCCTTCTTAAGAAGTTCAATAAGATCCTTTCGGCGAGTTCCAGCGGGGACACTAATAGAGTTTTCCTTTGCGAGTGACTGAAGCTCCTTTACCGTTAGAGATGTGAGATCCGGAGAAAGCTTTGTGACATTGATCGCAGGTAGGGGTGCTGAACCAAGTTCATCAATCTGTAGGCTTCGTGAACTCTGAGTGCCCAAATTCATCGCCTGTTCAAGACTCTGCTGATAATCACCTTCGGGAATAGACTCCTCAATCTCATCTTTCTGTAGGGGAACAGGGCCGGAAATAGCATTAAGGTATTCGGGTGTTGGCTCGAAATCTGCCATTCCATAGTTACTTGATCCAGCTCCTGACGCAAACGGCGCAGCATCCATCATAATCTTAAGATCCGTAAGAACACCCTCAACGAGCCCCATCTTTCTCTCCGTCATCGAGAGGCGATTATATAAATAGAAGACTAGCGCTCCAAAGACAAGCGTAAGCACAATGCCAATCATTAGAGCATCATTCATCTTTTTCTAAGATAGATTCAGGTGTTTTCAGGATCAAGGAAACCGCATCAAGTTCCATGACCTGTGATTCAACCAAAAGTTCTTGGACACTACTCATCATATTGATTCCTTTAGCAACCGTGTAGTTATAACGAATCTTCTGTGTAATGTCATTCATCGCAGATTCCACACAGAGTTTCTGGACATTTTCAGGGGCTGTTTCCGCGTGAGAGAACAAGTGAGTGCTCACGATACTTGTTAATTTGCTCGAGTTCCAGAGTTGTTGTAGAAAGATCTGGCTAGCCGTAGCGGCATCAGGGGGGTTCGTGGTATGGAAAAGTTCATCGATAATCACCCAGCCACGTGTTGACCCTGTTCGTGAACGCTTTAATATCTCCCCCGCAACACTGACCTCGCGCTCGAAAAGACTCTGTTCACCCGGACGATCCTCGAGTCTCAAGCTACTGATGATCCATTCAACAGGAGTTAGTATACACTTAGTGGCAAACGCAACCCCCCACGAATGAGCAAAAATCAGATTTGTCAAAGTCGATCTGAGAAAGGTGGATTTTCCACCCCTATTCGGCCCAGTACAGATCGCGTGGTGCTCCATTGGACCCATCGTCAAAGTAAAAGGAATCCGTCTCTCCTTCTCAATCAATGGATCTACCGCATCTATCATCTTACAACAAGGTGTACTACTCTCTACCCAATTCACTGGGACAAGGCTCGATTGATTCTTAATTGCATAAGTGATCTCCACGCGCCCAATGGCTCGGTAGATGTCAGGCAATAAATGCTTATCCTGGATAATCCAGGCGATTACCTGTCTGCTGTCCCCATATGTCTCAGGATCAGGAAATGACCACGGCTTTCGGATTCCATAGGTTGCCCACGTCTCAGCAATGGAGCGGAGACGCTGAAGACTATCTATAATCGCATTTGACCCCTTAAGAATAAGTTGATCAATCTTATAACAATGTTTAGCAGCCGTATATGGTATATACATTCCGTGAGCATAAGAGACGATCATACTCCCCCATTGAAGCAAGGTGCCCATTGTCATCGGTTGATTAATACCTTGACCAAAGATCATAGGACCCATCATTTGCCAGTAGGCATCCCAGGTGATCGGTAAATTATAGATGAATCTGAGAGCTAGATAAGGCAGGAGTATTGTCATTAAGGGCATACACCAGGCCATCAGAGGCGCGATAATGATCTTGGAAAATGCGACATACATTAAGGCAAATGGAATGAAGTTCAGATTAGCAAATTCGCCCGTAAAGAATATTTGCGACCAATCTTCCTTCTGAGATTCAGACGATGTGGCTGGATCTAGATCTCTCAGAATAGCCTCGTTTTCAAGAAGTTTTGGTAGATGAGAAGCCCAACTTGATGAATCTGTTATCTTCAGACGCCTCCACGCTTCAGATCGGGCCTCTAAGGTTTCTACCTTTGTTGTCCAGTGTGTGGCCTGATTCTTAAATAATGATTTGGCAGATTTACTTTGAATACCGATAGATTCAAGAATTGCATCTATACGGCATTCTTGAAGAGTATGCTGGATATCCATACTTGTTCTGAGAGTTCTTTAGAACTAGAAGAAGCGCGTCTAAGTTTTTTATGAAAAACATTTTTGTATGTTTTTAATTGAATTAAAACATACAAAAAAGTTTTTTGTGTATTTTTAATTAAAAAACATACAAAAAAGTTTTTGTATAAAATATATTTTTGTGCCGCCAAATGAGTGTTGACATTAAGTGTGCTATTTCGTTACTTGGTTGTGCGCAGCAACCACTTAGGAGTACTTAAATTAAGTACTCCACGGTACTTAAATTAAGTACTCCACGGTACTTAAATTAAGTACTCCACGGTACTTGGCGGTACGCGTTTCTAGCCTAAACCCGAATCCCTATGAATAAGTATAACGGCCATGATCTCACCAACGGTCACGGCTATTTTAGCCCTAAGACCGGGCCTCCAAGCGTGCCCTGATGAACTGCGCAAACGTGTACAATCCATCAGGGTTCGGAGCGCACAGGAGAGCCATGGCCCTCGTGGTTCTACAGATACGGGAGCCTGGAGGCATAAGCAGCAGAGTGCTCCTAGTCATTCGAATCATTCAAATCATTCAAATCACTCCAGTTCACAGGCATCAATGACAAATCGTTGGAGAAGTCTAGGAAACACAACCAATAATTCTCCTCAATCACCAAATGGATCCTTCCGATTCCAGGTGAATACAGCGTCGGCTGTACCAAGTTCAATCGAAACCCCCCTTCGTTCCATCCATCGACCTCCTTCATTCCAAAATAATCTTTACCAAAGCCAAACTCCTGTTGCCGCAAGTACATCTCAACCCCAAACACCATCTAGTCCTCCGGCGCGTTATATGAGCCGATTTCACAATGGGTCTAAGACCGGCGATGATCAGATTCTAAACACAGTAATCTTGAATAAGCTAAATGTCTTTAGTGTAAAAACATACGACGATGTGAAGCAATTTCTTTTTCAGATTCTTGGAAGTGATCAACGTGAGTTTACTCGCGAGTTTACTTGGCTCGTTTTCAGAAAGGCTGCGGCAGAAGATAAGTTCTGTGCTCTGTTTGCGAAACTTCTTTCAGAAATCCAAAAGGAGTATCCAGTAATTCTCGAGGAAATGAGAAATCTTCATACGACCTATTTGGATATCTGGGACATATCAGATACTCCAGATAATAAGGTCGATCGCCGATGTCGTCTAGGGTATAGTCAGTTTCTCGCTGAGCTTACGGCACTCGGTGTTCTGGAATCTGATACGATGAAACAAACTCTTGAGACTTTGAAGACCTGTATCGCAGATTGTCTTTCTCAGGAATGCCATTCTGAAACAATTGAGGAGTATATGGATTGCCTACGACAACTCTGTGGATCCAAGGTTCCAAAGAATGTTCGCACAATGATTCGCGATCTTCTCTTGGAAGATCTAGAAACGTGGATTACAACTCCCAAAAGTCTAGTTCCTGGACTTTCTAGTAAATCCAGATTCGCCTGTATGGATTTGAAAGATCTTCTTATGAAGTAATATTCTCTGAAATATAATACTAAATAGATTATACAATGATATACTTAATCATTACATCATCTATCATTAATAAGGCGGGCGTGAATAACTATGAGCATAGAATGAATACCTATGTTGAATCTATTGCCAAGACATTAGCATACCTTCCAGATGAAATAAAACCAATTATCGTTGAAAATAACGGAGCTCGGAAAACATATCTTGATATATTTTCGTGTGATGTTAACTACACAAATAATAATAATATTAAATGTACTCACAAAGGTGTTAATGAACTTCTTGATATAAAAATGATAATCGATAAATATAATATTCAAGATAATGACATGATTATAAAAATAACGGGGCGATATACAATATTAAATGACAGTTTTTTCAATTATATTATAAATAATCCAGATAAAGATGCATTTGTAAAATTTTTCAATGTCTGTACCTTACGATTCGCCAAAAATGATTGTGTCCTTGGATTATTTGCAATACGTTGTAAATATCTAAAAGAATTCGAGTATTCAAGCAACTTCGAAAATAGTCCAGAAGTTGAATTCGCAACATTTGTTAAAAAAACTATAAATCCGGAAAAGCTCGTTGAAATACAATCCCTTGAATTGCGATGTTGTTTTGCTGATAATTTAAGACTTCTTGATGTATAATTTTAAAAATCAACTATCTAATAGAATAACATGGTTCGCCGCAATACTCGTCGTCTCGGATTCGTAAGCCGTGTATTTGCCCCTGTAAATTCGGCTGTCGGTGCTGCCTCGGGTGTTCTTAAAAATACCTTCGGCCTTGCCGGCAACGTCGTAGGCTCCGTGGGAAATAGAACTCGTAGTGCTCTCGGTCGCGTTACCCGCGGAGCGAACAATGCCGTAAACCGCGTTGTCACGGGAAAGCGTCAATCTGGTGGCCGCCGCCGCAATACACGCCGTAGCCCTAAGAAGAGCCGTAAGTCACGCAAATAAGATAGTTAATTTTTTATCGTCGCACATCCAAAAATTGAACCACGCTAGCGCGCTTAAGTAGGCACACCAGCGCATTTTCATGGATAACCAACTAAATAAGAAGAACAGAATGGTCAAGAAGGATGAGAAGGATCGCCAGTCTGAGAAGGAGTCCCGACGCGACAAGAAGAAGGCAAATTCACATGTCTTACGTAAGAAGCGATCTTCGAGAGATGATGACGACGAGGACGATGACGATCTTGATAACCGTGGAAATATCCGGGGTCTCATTGCCTATTCTGAATCCGACGATGATGTCTCCGAGGTTGAAGAGTCTCCCCGGAACAGACGTGGATTCAAGCCTCGCAAGGCGGCCGTAAAAGCCCGTGAGAAGATTGCGAAGAAGCTTGAGAAAGAGAATACCAAGAAGAAACATCATCCGATCGTTGAGTCTGAATCGGAGGATGACGAGGATTATGAGGAGGAAGATGAGACTCCGACGACAACGACAAAGTTGTCAAATGGTGACTATGATGAGGACGATGACGATGAGGACGATGACGATGACTATGATGAGGACGACGATGAGGACGATGAACTGGAAAACAATGGTAAGGGAGGTATTCTTCTTAACTTCGGATTTGGAGAGGAGGCTGCTGACGACTGGACTGTCCCTAAGCGCTATAAGATCAAGAAGGAGCCCGAGGTTGTCCAGAAGTTCTACAAGCTTATGACAACTCCCATCGAAACAGATACGATTGATGATCATATCGATCAGTTCAAGTCGCTGAAGTCTGATGAGCAGGCTCGGATGATTACGGCACTTGAAGCCCGACCGAAGGCCAAGGATCAACCAGTGATGTTTAAGATTCTGAATATGAAGACAACTCCCGAGATCCAGGCGCAGCTAATGTCGAAGTATAATGCTCTCCAGAACATTGATCCCGGTAGCGGTGAATATTACAAGATGCGCAATTGGCTAGAGAAGGCTACGGCACTTCCTCTCGGAGTTCGCAAGGAGATGCCGATTAAGATTGAAGATGGTCCTGAGATCTGCCAGGGATTTATGTCTCGTGCCAAGAAATGTCTCGACGAGGCCATCTACGGCCAGGAGGAGGCGAAGCTTCAGATTCTCCAGTTCATTGCCAGCAAGATCACAAATCCCCAGGCTCGTGGTATGTCTCTCCTCCTCGTTGGTCCCCCGGGTATTGGTAAAACCAGTTTGATCAAACAGGGAATTGCGAAGGCCTTGGATTGGCCATTCCAATTCATCTCTCTTGGTGGCGACAGCGATGCGAGTACTTTCAGCGGTCACCAGATGGTCTACGAAGGCAGTCATTGCGGAAAAATCGTGAACTCCCTGGTTTCTGCGAAATCGATGTCAATGGTATTGATGTTTGATGAATTGGACAAGATCAGCGCAACTCCGAAAGGCGAAGAGATTCAGAATCTTCTGGTTCATTTGACAGATCCAACGCAAAACGCAGATTTCGAAGATAAGTATTTGGCAGGAATTCCTTTGGATCTCAGTCAGTCACTCTTTGTTTTCAGCGGAAACGATATTAACAAGATTGACAGAATTCTCTTGGACAGATTTACCGTTGTCCATCTGGAAGGATATGGTCTGAAGGAGAAGATGGAAATCGCCGAGAAGTTCCTTCTGCCGGGGGCGCTTCGTGAAGTCAATCTTGGCGAGAGAATTGGAATTCCCAAGGAGGTCGTCACTCACATTATGGAGACATATGCGAAGGAGGAACCGGGTGTCCGTGAGCTTAAGCGCTGTATGGAACAGATCGCACAGAAGATCAATATGCTTCGCTTATTCAACTCGCCGGACTTGCCGTTTCACATTAAGGACTTCTCATTGCCCTTCATCTTGAAGAAGGAGCATATCGACAAGTTCCTGAAGGAGCGAAAGCCGAGCCGCGATGTCAGTCATCTTGCGATGTACACATAATGGTATCTACGCATAATGTTGTGTAAAGATAATAGTATAAATAAATATAAAATATACGTCATAGTATGACATAAAATAAGATTACCGTGGAGTACTTAATTTAAGTACTCCACGGTAAATAAGCAATTATTTAATTTTGCTAAGTGGAATATCATAGATCTGATGGGCCCAAAAGACAAACCCTGAAATCCAATTATAACAACTATATGTTTTTATATGCGTTGCTCTCGAAAGTATAAAAAAATCTATGAGAGTATCCTTAATAGATTCGATATCATCACAGCGCCCAAGATGTCTAGGAATTGTATTCAATACATGAACTTTCTCTGAAATGTGCGGATATGTCTTAAGAGATACTGAGTCGCTAATAAGAACTGAATTAGCTTCCTTGTTCTCCTCGATTAATCTTAAGATATTCTGTGATATATCTCCTCCCTTATTATTAACCAATTCCTTATCCCCTAGACGAAAATGTAATATTGAATATGTCTTAAAAGGAATTCTTGTGTTAAGTTCCGATTCTAATGATGGAATGGGGGTCATTATACTTTTCATAAATGCCTTACAGTCATCGTCATATGGTTCTGTACACTGAGCATTTGTAAAGAAATAATAGACGGTATCTGACAGATTTCCGATAATTTCTTCAAGTGGAGCATCATCAGATATCATCATAATCATATCCTTACTTAATTGAATTAATTCGGCGTGTGGATTTTCTGTTGGAACTAGATACTTGCTAATAGGATGCAGGCTAGTATCAACGTATAAGGTAAACTTCATCTTTTTGCTGAGCATATATAACTGAAGTGTCCCTCTTAGAATATCACCGAGACCCCAGTAGTTCTCAGTTTCTGTTTGCGGTTTATTATAACAATGATGTGTCCAGACTTGAATAATGGTTTTCATTTCCTTAATGTATTATTGAGTATTGTTTTTAGATTGTTCTTTATGGACTCGTTTCTTTTTGCTTCAGCCTGTGGCATGGCTTTAGCCTGTGGCATGGCTTCAGCCTGTGGCATGGCTTTAGCCTGTGTCCATATAGAATCCTGTTTATCTCTTTCAGCCTTCATAGCTGCCATCTTTACCTGGAGCTCCTTTGAGGATTCAGTGTTAATCTGTCGTTCACATGTTGTTCCGGGACCCCAGCGATTCAATGCACAACGACTCATTGTCTATCAATAGAAAATGTATTTTTATTTGAAATAGCGTGGAGTTCTTAAATTATCTATTTGGCGATATCTAAGTGGCTTTTCGATAAAACAGCACATAATTCATCGGACCCAGGTGTGCTTTCTCGCCATCACGAATCATCGTCGTGGTTTCATCGTCATACATCATCCAGGAACCCGTAATCGGGCTTCTCACTTGCGCAGTATAATGACCACCATTTGCGTTACCGTGATGATCTACGATTGACTGGAGTATATATTCGGCACCGCGACTAGATTCCGGACTAGCTTCAGCAAACCAGTGCTCAAATTTCTGCCTTGAATCACTAGTGAAGTTTGCGTGGCACTTTGTTCCATCGTAGTTAAAGCGTTTCAAGACAACAATAAGATTCTGGGGTAAGCGCCAGAGTTTACGTTGAATAACGGCAGCGGCACGTGGCTTCTTTTCAGCGGCACATGGATCACAGTGATACTCATCAAGATCTTCACCTTTAAATTCGTAATTCACACATTCATCTAGAGTCGCAGCCTTACCATTAGGAAATCCGACCTTCAGCATATTGAACGGCTCATAGCGACAACTGACTGCTTTACATTGAGAACAAGACACACTTACTTCCATAAGACCAAAGAAGTAATCGACGATAGGTGAATAGTTGGGAGCAACTTGATCCTTCCAGGCCATCAAGGCTTTATAGACAGGTGTATCTGGATCAGCTGTTATATTGAGTTCAAGAGGTTTCTTCATCCCCTCATGAAGCTGATCTAGGAGGAAGACAAGAGCTTCGTGACTGTCGTGTGGAATAGGAGCAATCATATGCTCAACTGCGGTTCCTTTAAGGGCAGAACGAAACCGATGAATAAATCCGGCAGGCTTGAGGTATGCTGGTCCTAGACTTGACCACATTGAACAGACAAGGTCCTTATAGGCTTTACAAAGAGCGGCATCCTTTGCATCTTCTTCGTGAATCCAGCTGTCAGAGTGTTTATGAAAGAATACTGTGAGATCTGGTACGTGACGGAGGCATTGAAGGATTGCGTTAAGGTAGCAGGTATTACCAAGATTTGCGAGTCCGATTTGACCTTTCTTAGGATTATCATTAATAATCGTAGAAGAAATTGACTGCAAGGATTCTTGAGAATTCATTTTGTAGCATAAATACGTAAAACCGTGGATTCATTTTTTTCACTAAGTCTGTAGTATGTCAGACTCATATTCTAGCGTCTATCGAATTGGTCTACTTGATGATCTTCATAATTATTTTCCAGAACTTCTTTACAGACCCGAATCATTTAACAATGTTCAAGATGTATTACAGTATATACGTAACAGAACAATAAATCGATTCAATATTTTTGATTCTGCAATGCGAGACTATACATCTAGACTAAGAGTGCCATCGGGTGTTCAGGATATACAATCTACTAGGACAATACCTGCTACTAGGACAATACCTGCTACTAGGACAATACCTGCTACTAGGACAATACCTGCTACTAGGACAATACCTGCTACTAGGACAACAAGTCAGCATGTTACACCCTTTACGCAGTATATGAATCCCCAGAATATTGTTAATCAATATAGCGTCATTCCGCCATCCCAAGCTGAAAGAGAATATTCTATTCTTTTCCCCCTAATTAATGATTTAGAGTCCTTATCATATTTAACAGAGACAAGAACAACTCGACGCGGAGTCACTTACGAGGATGTTATTGTTCATGCATCACGTGAGACTATCGATCAAACAACAACACAGACTATATTAACAGAAGATGCTGAAGGAAATTGTTCAATTTGTCAGGATCAATTAAAAAAGGATGAATCTGTGCGGACTCTTAGTGGATGTGGACACATGTTCCATGTTCAATGTATTGACCCCTGGTTACTTACTCGCTCTGTTTTATGCCCAACGTGTCGCCACGATATTCGTGGTGAATTAAGCCTAACTGCTAACGCTACAAGTGCTAACGCTACAAGTGCTAACGCTACAAGTGCTAACGCTACAAGTGATAACGCCACAAGTGCTAACGCTACAAGTGCTAACGCTACAAGTGCTAACGCTACAAGTGCTAACACCACAACTGCTAACACTACTACTAGCGAAAGTAGAGTTCCTAGAACAAATTTAAGGACGCGTCAAACTGAAGCCGACAATGATAGTGATGAACATGCTGAAGCAATGGCGATAGATTTAATTAACTCATTATTTTCTAGGGGGTTTTATTATAATCGATAATCTTTGTCCACCCAGGAATAGAAAAAATATCGCCGTGCCAGAGTTTGTATATACCAGGATACAGAATAGTATGTGATGTTGATAGATAACCTATAACCGCAGAAAATGTCCCAGGTGATAATACTAGATATTTGTTTGTAGATCCAAATTGAATTGTTTCAACCTCGTTAAGTTCAATCTTCTTTGAATTCGGATAGACATCCATAATATTCTTAATTATTGAATGATTCAAGTCATCACTTGCTATGTATAATGTATCAAAATTCAACATAGAAAGAGCTTTTAGATAATATGGAAGACCAGGTCCAAATGTTTCAGTATCTGTTAATCGTACATGAATAAAACAATCGTTATTTGAATTAATACGATCCTTAAAAGGATTTCTTTGGATAATTGTATTACGTGTAGCCTCTTCATGTAAATAATTATATAAATATAGACTAATTTCTTTCGTCTGAAAATAAGAGTATAGTGTATTTAAATTATAATCAATTGTTTCGCTGTTTAGTACATCAAAAAAATTAAAATCATTTACTTCTCTTTTATCAGTATGTTTAATATTTCCAGAAAATAAATCTATACCTAACTTCTCTATTCTCGTCTGGTGTTCATACTCAACACACAAATTATGTTTTTTTGCAATGAGACTTACACAGAGACTTCGAAAGACATGATTACATAGTCTACCTGATGAACCATATGTACTTGTCATATAATATTACCGTGGAGTACTTAATTTAAGTACTCCTAAGGGTTGCTGCGCACAACCTAGTATTGAATTAAGACTCTTAATAGGTAATACTCGCTTTAGCGAGTATAACATTAAGAGTTCTTGTCACCGAATTGCTTTGCAATTCGGAATTCGGTACTTGGCGGTAGTAATGGCTTTTTATAATACTTACTAACGCACATAACGCATCTATTGAATTGAGGGTGGGCTAGCCGACGGACTCATTGATCCATTAGCAAACGCCTGTCTACCCCGCTGTCTACGTATCATACAATCACCTTGATATTCACCTGTCTTTGACAAATATGTTTTCTCATGTACGAATCCATATTTTTCATACCATTCACGAAGCCAAGGGGAATCTGCAGTCTTTAACCAAATACTTGGTTGATCTGACATTTCTTCGCAAACCTTACGAAGAAGCTGTGATCCAATTCCAAGCTCTTGATAATCTGGGTCAATGGCAATATATTGAATACAATTATTGGTTGTGACAATTGCTAGACCTACAATATTCGTATCACAATATGCTACAAAAGAAAACCTTGGAATTCTATTCTTCCAGATTTTTCTAAAATGTATTGTTTCTGATGAATTAAATACAGACGATATTAAACTTATACACTTATTGTATTCAGATGCAATAAGTGTATTATATTCTATTACTGGTTGTTTTTTCATTCTTCTATTATTCCGGGATATTCTAAATGTACACGTGCCACCAAATACTAAATTCAGAATTGCAAAGCAATTCGATGATAAGAACGCAGTGGTATTATTAGACTAGTTGGAGCGCACTGAGATCCTGGGGTAGCTGGCCAATTGTAATCTTGAAATACTTCTCAATATCCGCCATTGATCGCATATCATCATTACACAACAGATTAATGGCAGTACCCTTGCGACCATATCGACCAGAGCGACCGATACGGTGAATATAATTATCAATCTGTGACGGTAATTCATAGTTAATTACCAAACTCACCTGCTGTACATCAATACCACGGGCGAGAAGATCAGTGCTAATCAATACACGCGTCTCACCTCTACGGAAAGCCGTCATACGCTCCATACGATCTCTGACTTCCATATCACCGTGAATACAGGTAATAGGAAATCCAGCTGCCGTCATCTTCTCTGCGAGCCACTCAGCCTTCTGGCGCTTATTACAATAAATGAGAGCCTGTGTGATATTAATGTTTTTATAGAGATCCAGGAGAACCTCGAACTTCCAGTCCTCACGATCAAGATCAACACGATACTGTGAGATACCCTTGAGATTCACCTCCTCGGGTGAGATGAGGATTCGCACCGGATTTGATAGGAGCTTCTCAGCAAACTCAACGACGTCATCGTTCATCGTCGCACTAAAGAGACCACATCGGACAGTTGGAGGAAATCCGAGATTAAAGATACACTGGAGCTGCTCACGGAAACGATCCTCAAGCATCTGATCAGCCTCATCGACGATGATGACCTTCATATGTTCAGTCGTGAAAGCACGGCGATTCATTAGATCATAAATACGCCCCGGCGTTCCCACGAGAAACTGAACACCGCGATCAAGGCAGCGAATATCCTCGCGAACAGGTGTCTTACCCATCGCGGCATATGTCTTAATTCCCATCGCACTACCGATTGCTGATGCGACAATATCAATTTGCTGAGCCAATTCACGAGTTGGAACTAGACAGAGAACCTGAACACATTTAACAGATATATCAACACGCGCCAAGCTACCAATTGTGAAAGTTCCTGTCTTGCCTGTGCCTGATTGCGCTTGCGCAATCAGATCGTGGCCTTTCGCAATTGGTACAATACCCTTGCGCTGGATTTCAGAAGGTTTCTCAAATCCATAGGAATACACACCCCGCTGGAGCTCACTGGGAAGTTCCATATCATCGAAGCTCATATATTCCTTTACCTCGAAGACAGGCTCTTCGAGATCAACATTTACAGTAGGTGAACTAACCACTGCTGGTGAGTTCACTATAGGAGAGTTTAGCATTGGGGATTCAACTTCGCTAGGCATGCCTTATAGTTTAAAAATATTACATTCAAGTTTAGGCCTTCAGTGAAAACGGCTAAATATTTGGTGGCACTCCACGGTAAATTTACCCTAAAAAATGAACATCACCTAAGGTTAGAATACGGTATGGACGCTGACGAAGATTACGATGATCAATATGATGAGGATATCGACCTTGCGGACGACGGTGCGATTGAGGAAACACAGAAGAAGGATCTAGGAAATGATCTGATGAAGTTTCATCCTGAGGCACGCATTGATACTATTGAAAGTATCTCAATGGATATTCTTCTAACCAATGTTCCACCAAACTTTATTGGCGCAGACGGTAAATCTGACCCAAAGCATCGCAGTATACCCTTCCTAACACAGTTTGAGAAGACAAAGATTCTTGGATTTCGTACGAACCAGTTGAGTCAAGGAGCACGACCATATATTTCCGTGCCAGAGCATATCACCGATCTTCGTGAGATTGCTCGAATGGAGCTGGAAGCACGTCGCCTTCCGATTATTCTGAAGCGCCCGATGCCTGATGGAACCTTTGAGAAGTGGCGTCTATCTGATCTTCTTATTCTATAATTAATGCATAAATTTGTATAAAAATAATATTATAGTCTATCTTATAGAATGTTTGAAAGTCATTATATTAATTGGAGAAATTCAAGAATGAATGGAGTGAAAAAATTTATTTCACCAGAGTATTTTAAATCCAAAACACTACTGGAATTAGGTTGTGGTTATGCCGATATTGGAAATATGTTTTATGAATTAGGTGCGAATGTCACTAGCAGCGATGTTAGAAAAGAGCATTTAGAAGTTGTCAAAGTAAGATACCCGCATATTAAGACAATGCTAATTGATGGTGATAATGATGATGTTAAAGACAAATATGATATAATTGTCCATTGGGGATTACTATACCATTTGAATGAAATAGAAATACATTTAGAAAAGGTTTCGCAAAAATGTGACGTTTTACTATTAGAAACCGAGGTGTGTGATTCAGATCAAAAGGATTTTTATATATCAACCAATGAAAATGGGTTTGATCAGGCATTTAATAACAAAGGTATTCGTCCATCAGAATCATATGTCGAGAATGTACTGGACAAAAATGGATTTCAGTTTAAACTTATAAAAGATCCTATTTTAAATAGCGGTTTTCATTGTTATGATTGGGATATAACTAATTCCAGGGGGTGGAGACATGGATTGCGGCGATTTTGGATTTGCTGGAAAAATATAAAGTCTCCATTAGTTGATTCTTAAATTAAGTACTCAACTGTATCTAAAATATATTGTTTGTAAACCTGAGAATCCATTGCATAATGAATCAAATCACTGAACTTCACAGAAACCCATAAATTCATATGTCCTCCATCAAGAAAGATTTTTTTCGTCTTAGGACACTGCGCTGTATAGAAAAAATAAAGACCATTTGTTAATTGTCCAAGAGCAATCCACATAGAAGATCCAGGGGCACCTTCTTGAGTCCAGAAGAACTCTTGAATTGTATTTGGGAAAGTATCTGGATAGACTCCAAGATGAACGTGTGACATTGTGTGGATAGGTCTAAGGATAGATTCTACAGGATATCCGAATTGTTTCTGAATAAATAAAAATGGAGTCTGTAATTGATTTGGTTCAACTGTATCTGATTTACGAATCTGAATAATTCTTAAATCAGCTGACATATCTATAGAGTTATTTAAGATATAAGTTTAGGCATCTTATTTTTCATCCACTCAGAAACAAGAGGAACATTTCTTCTCGTCATTCTGTTACCAGATGTATATATGTAAAATTCAATCTCATTATTAATGGTATTCATTGAGTTTTCTTCCGGAACAATAGTTTTTTGAATAAGATCGGTATTAGTCTTTATGAGAGTTTGGTCTAAGGTTGATGATTTACGTATAGGGATATGAGAAATAGTAAAATTTTTTCGATTATTTCGGATACTTTTGAGAACAATCGACGACTGTTCGTGTAGTGTCGATTTCGCCATTGGAAGTCCTCTTATTAAAATTCTTTTCATTCGGGGTTATCCTGGCTTTCTATTTGGTGCCAGGTTTTTATTGCTTCCATTGTTTTCCACAATTTACGCAGCTGATAAAGATCGTCATCGGTTCATCTGCCGAACGAGTCTGTAGCTCATAGTATGTACACATCTTCTTCTGGCATCGAGAGCAACGGAATCGGTCGGTTGCCATCGCAATATTACCCTCCAGAATACGCTTATCACGACGGAACTGCTGATCCTTGAGCTCCTTCCAATGGGAAGGCTTCAAGTCATAAGGGCTCCAGTGACCAATCATATCTAGAGTAAATTCTCCGTCTTTCCAGCGTTCAATCAAGTCATTGTTTTTAACATATGAGCCTGGTTGAAAGTTAGACGCTGTACGCTTGGCGATCATTCCGTAGATCCATTTGAATGTCGTATGATCCCACGTGAGAGGAACCATTCGTCGCTTAGCCTCCTCGAGTGAGGCATTATAGATACCCATTTCTAACTGAAGAATATCATCATTATCACAATGTTCTTCTAGAAGTTTCTGAAGCGCCGTAAAATCCTTGTATCTGATTGGAACCGATTTGATTACATCGAGTGATGGCGTTGTTTCAGGAAGAAGTACAGATTTAAATTGGAATTGAAGTTGTTGGGGGTCAATCTTTGCTGCCTTACGACTAACACGTACCTTGTGGTGAACTTCTTCGTGAGCGTTTACAGCATCATCGACATCCTGAATATCTGCTAATTCATCGTCTTCTCCATTTAATTCATCTCCTAGAGCGTCATCCTCATCATCTACATCATCATCTTCTTGAACACCTTCTTCATCGTCAGGTTCTTCAAGATCATCTACTGCGTCTTCATCCTTTTCTTCTTCATTATCCTCAGTCTCATCAAGTTCACCAGAGCATGCCTTCTCATAGAAGATCTCATAATCGGCGGGGGTAAATAGCTCAATTTGACTAACAGAGGTATCCCAGTTTGATTTAATAGAGTGGCAGATGAGAAGAATACTTCCATAGAGTTGAGTATCTTCATATGGTGGAGGAAGCTGTTGCTGGGATACCTCAGAATCCTTGCCCTTCGTATATCCGATCATTGTGACACGCTTTGATCCATTTGGATAGGTTGTTAAAACAGTGGGCGCGGTCTTCTTCTTGAGATATGTTTGAATATCCTTGAGAACAGGCTTTGCTGCGCCAGCCTTGATTTTTACAAGGGCAACGTCACCATCAGGACGAAGTTCCAATGCTGAAAATGTCGTTGTCATCTATCTAGCTTATACTATTCACGCTTAAATCCTAAGCGTTCAAATTTATAGTAGGATGATGATTCAGCGTAGATGGATTAAACAAAAAGAGTTAGCCCAAGGTTCAACAAATGACTTTATTGATATTTGGGATGGTGGATGGTGTCGATATGAACGTCTACCCGATGGATCTGAGAAGTGCTGGGAGATTCTAGATAGACAGATAACGGAAGATGGATTTACTGAGACCCTTCGACAACTACCGGCTTGGAAGGATCCTGGTCTAGTACTTCACCAGGAGCGCGTACCTCTGTATTGCTCTCAGCAACACGCAAATCAAGAGATTCTTGAGGTTCCTGGGTGGCGGATACTGAGCGAGAACATCTTATTTTTATGCGAGGATATTTCGCAAGAAACTTTTTCTTCAGACCGCATCGACGTAGGTGAGAACGAGTACCAACTACCGCAACAGGCTCGAGTATTGATTCAGCAGAGGGAGAGGGAGACGGGGCAGCATGTGCAGCATAGAAGAGGGGAAAACAGGAGAACTGCGCCTGGGATGCCACGGGCGCATCAGGCACGGCAGGCGCATCAGGCGCCACAGGCGCATCAGGTGCGGCAGGAGCACTCTCACTCAAGGCGGGGGTACACGAACCGTGAGCCTTATAACAAGAATATCGCCAGGAATGGACAAGATCGACCTGAGGTACAGCCGGCTGAGAAACCTCTTTCAGAGAACCTTCCAAAACCGGCTCCACGCCCTCTACCGCGACTGGTTGGACCAGCTGAGCGGGCACAGATGGCGCAGATGAACGCCACTTGAACCACGACTTCTTCACAACCTTCTCAACAGAAGCAGCGACTGATGTATCAAGAGATACAGCGGCGGCCACTTTCTTCAACTTTGGAACACACCACGAACGCTTATTCGCTAGAGCAATAATGGGATCATTCACAGATGAGGTGGTAGTATCAGCCATTTCTAGTATACCGACTGGTATTTATTTTTGGGGATTCATTTTTATTAGTATCCGGCTAAACCGGTTGTTTTTTGATGGCTGCGCTCATCCGATAAATCTCGCAATTTAATTCCTAAGAAAGCCACAGATGTCAATACGTATCGGTCTGTTATTTGGACTTTTAGTTATTCTAAGTTTGGTTCTTTGGTTTATGCCAATGGATGGATTTAGGAATTTAGATACATCTACCGCTGCTCCTCAACTTGAGCGTGAGCCAACAATATATCCGGCACGTAACATCGTTCAGGGCGGACCCAGTTCACCAAATCAAATGGCTCATCCAGATGAGGTTCGTATGGCTAGTCCAGAGGTAGGACATGATCCCTATATGCCAAATGAAGAATCTGCGTCACACCCTGAACGCTTAAGACACCCAGAGAGAATGTATCAACCCGCGCCTCAGAATACAACGCACGAGATCGCAGAGGCATCGGGTATTGCGAGTTCATCCGAAGTCCAGGCATCTAACGCATTAGGATCTTTCGCTCCTGAATTTGCTCAGAATGGAGGAGAGTTTATGCAAGGCATTATGGCAAATGATTCAACCGAGCCTGGAATGTACTCAGCGTTTTAAATATTAGTTAAATATAGAAAAAATGGCAAGTGTTCCTGGAAATAATAATAATAATAAGAATTCATCACTTCCTGAAAATAATAATACAAATAACGGATCAACACCTCTAGAAAAAATAGAGACATTTTCAAAGATCGCATTAGGTAAATCAATGAATGCTAATTATGCAGCAAAGAAAGCTGCTAAGTCGGCAAAAAATGCGAAGAATATCTTAAATCGCTTTACTCCTAAAAAACCAGGGGTTTTCGGAAAAATGAGTAGTATGTTTAGCAGAAATAAGAAGGGGGGGTCAAAGAAAAGAAAGACACGCAAGTCATCAAAGCAACGAAAATAACCAGTAAAAATTGAATGATATATTACATAATAAATTAGTATCGACAATGATGCCATTCCCTGTCAATACTCTTTTATCAAATAATCAGTTGATCTATGTATACCCAGGTACACTCGACGCAATTAGTCTTGATACAATTAAAGATGGGGACATGATTGTTCTTGTGAGAAATGGTTTAAAAAAGATTTACAAGTATAATACTTACAATATGGTATTGTCAGCAGTGATAAACACATATGGTCTTGATATGGACGAAGTCATTGACCCTGATGTACCATTATGTAATTCAGTTATCGGTATCGATGCTATTCAGTATTACACAGCCAAGCTAATCACAGAAGATATAGTTGTTCCAAATAGTGCATTAGTTGCAGAAACTTACCGTGGAGTCTAAACATAGTAGCCTCCTTACGGAGTCTAAACATAGTAGCCTCCTTACGGAGTCTAAACACCTAGCGCATTCTATACTATAGAATGTCCACCATGCCCGCAAATGGTTCTAAGCAGCCTCGATCGTCTAAGATTCAGTCTGATATTCCTCGTTTTTTATCACCCAGTCCATATGAGCGTAATTGGATTCGCACAATACCAGCAACCTACCCTGATATTCTGCGAGCCCCAGCTGTCACCTATAAACCAAGTCGCGATGATGAGCGTGTTTCAAAGAATAAATACATAGCATTCGCACGGCCTTATAGAGGTAAGCAGGGGCTTCTTATTATCGGCAAGGAGCAAAGACCTGTTATCATTGATGAATCACAGCCCGATAGATTAAATATGATACCTATGCGCCTAGATCGCGAGTGTATTACAGACACCTGGATTTTTACTGTGAGTTTATACCACGCAGAAGGTCTTATACAGATGGAAGATTGTATTGTTGCCAACGGAGAACAGATCCGTTCGACCAAAACATTTAATGAACGGTTTGGTCTACTCCAGCGGTTCGCAGAATCTATTTGGTATCAGGATACACGGTTTCAACTCAATTGGCAAATCAAGGTGGCTGATACATATTCTCTTGGAGATGTAAAATTAGCTGCTGCCAATATGAGTGGTGGGTGTCTATGCCTAATGCCAGATTTACCAACTTATAGACTTATTAGGGTTCTGCCACAGACTCAAGAGAAACCAGTGGTTGTAGGTGGGCCGAACGATTTTATCTGTGTTGGCGTTGAAGGAAAACCTGATGTGTATGATCTTAAGAATCTAAAGGGTGATAATGTAGGTCGTGCATCTATTCAGACTCTTACAATTAGTCAGGCACTTCAGCAGAAACGATCAACTGGTGAAACGATCCGTGTTCTTGCTGAATGGAATGAGGATTTTGAATCGTATGTCGTCACAAGTGTAATCTAGATATCCGGGTTCTCACGGTTAATTAGTTTTAAATATTTAGAGATCTAAAATCGATGCAATGAGTAGAATATAAAATGGATAGCAAGGTATCTGGAGATAAGCATAAGAAGTATCTTAGCTTTTATGCAGATCTAAGTAAAAATTCTATAAAGGATACAGAATATTGGGGTATTGGAATTGAGAATGAGACATATCTAATGTTAAAAACTCTAGCAGATGTATCAAGATCATTTTATATAATGAATCAGAAGCCTGAACGATATTCTGTAAATTACTGGAAAAATTACAAAAGATCTCAGCTCCAAAATACATTAACAAATCTTCCACAACGTGTTAAAACGCCATTTTATATAAACGGGTATCTTTTTCAGAATGCGGATATTAACGGAAATCATAAATTACTTCAGGGTAAACCCTCTTATAAAAATCCACGATTCTCTGGTGTAACAATTGACGAATATTTGAAAAATAATAGCCCAGTTGTCAAAGATCTATTTGAAAAGAATGTAATATACGATGGCGACACCTTTGAATTTACAACCTTTGATTTTTACAAAACAAATGTTCTCTCGACTATCAATGAATTGTCTTATATCAAGAGAAAATTTCTAGAAGAAGTCAATAAACATATTGATAATAAAGGTATCTTTACCGATGAAATTATATACCCACCATTTAATTATGGCTTTGCTCAACATCTATCAAATCTATCGAATATTGTACCCTGTAACAATGGAACCTATCATATTAATATTACGTTACCGACTCGATTGGATTCAAGTGGAAATATAGTAGATCCGGTAAAATTTAAGCAAGTACATTCAAATGCTATTCGTGGAATTCAATGGATAGAACCATTGCTTATTGCCTTATATGGTTCTCCAGATATTCTACATTTATTAAATCCAGAATATTCTGGAGGATCTCTGCGGCTTACAATGAGTCGATATATTGGTATAGGCACATATGATACAGAAACAATGGACAAGGGTAAATTATTGGATACATTTAATTACAATAATACAGTCGGATATTTTACGATACTTCATTCGAATTCTCCATATAATCCTCCGAAAAAGATTGGATATGATTTTAATTATAATAAATTTACAAAACACGGAATTGAACTTCGAATCTTAGACTCGTTTCCTGAAGAACATCTTGAATCTGTTATGAACTTACTAGTTCTCATTTGCGACTATAGTACAAGACATAATTTTTCAGATCCAACAGTATATCCTAATTGGACTAATGTGACAGTTGATTGCGTGAAAAATGGGTCTGAAGCGAATATTGGACCCGCATTCTATACAACATTATATGATGTATTTGGACTTACATCTTGCTGGACGTGGTTTAATCTACTATTTTCTTCAACTATCAATAAGAGACCACTTGATATTATGAAAGAAATATCTGAGAATTTATACAGATATAACCGAAACGGTGATGTCAGTAAAAAATTATCGCCAAATATGAAACCAATTAAACTCGTAGATTACAATAAAGAAATAAAGGAAAAATTCAAGGAGATCGTACCGCCAAGTACCGAATTCCGAATTGCAAAGCAATTCGGTGACAAGAACTCTTAATGTCAACACTCGCGAAGCGAGTATAACCTATTAAGAGTCTTAATTCAATACTAGGTTGTGCGCAGCAACCCTTAGGAGATAGCGTAGCAATTAAATTAAGTACTCCACGGTAATAGTTTAATGCTTTGTGCGATTACGCTTTGTGCGATTACGCTTTGTGCGATTACGCTTTGTGCGATTACGCTTTGTGCGATTACGCTTTATCTGTTTAGCACGGTATGATTTTTTACGCCCACCTGTTACAGATTTATTCATAGTTTTTAGTTTAATATGTATATGCTCGACTATATCATTTTTATTAAGAATATTACAGTCCTTGTTTTCATTTAAAAAATAGTCAGCAATTTTATCTATTTTTTCAGGAGACGTATTAATTATGACCGGGTCATTTATATTATTATTATATGCTTTACCATATAATGGTTGAATAAGAGTATCTAACTTATTTCTGCAAAGTGTTCTATTACGCAACCATATTAATTTTGGTGATATTGGCGCATTTGACACTTGTCGCTTTTTTATATTAATCGAATTCTTAGGAACACCAGCAGGTAAAACACCAGGAGGTAAAACACTAAGAGATAACTTATTCATCTCTTCTATAATATGATTTAAAATATAGATCAATATTAGAAATGGCTCCTTCCAGAAAGATGCGTAAGACTAGAAAGAATCGTATGCATGGTGGTGGTGCAACAATTGGCTGGCAGCCAGATGGCCGTCTTGCGGCGGAGGCTTCATATGCTATGGTAAATAAGATGTATGACGGCTGTATGAATACTGCTCGCCCTGGTGCGATGGCATTTTCTATGGGGTCTGGCCTTCCGGGTATGCGTGGTGGCGCATATTCAGTAAATCCAGGATCAAGTCTTGCTCCTGGAGTTCCGGAGATTAGTCGTGATCCTTCTCACTGTATGCGCGGTGGAAAACACACTCGTAAACACACTCGTAAACACACTCGTAAACACCATCGTAAACATGCGCAGCGTGGAGGTGTTGGCGCAATGGCCGCGAATAATGGAGCTATCTTACAAGACGGACCTCTATCATACTCACAAGCCGCTGGAAGCTGGAAGGATTCTGTTGGGGCACCTGTCTTAATCAATCAACCCTATAACCCCGTGATGCTATCAAAGGCCTGCTCACAGACAGGTGGTCGTCGCAAGTCTCATAAGCTAGTAAAAAAGTCTACCGCCAAGTACCGAATTTAAGAACTCTTAATGTCAACACTCGCTTCGCGAGTGTGACCTATTAAGTGTGTTATTTCGTTACTTGGTGGCACCACTTAGGAGTACTTAAATTAAGTACTCCACGGTAGAAAGTCTCATAAATAATTACTCCTCATCCACAAATGCATAAGCGGTCTTTTTAACAATCCGCCGAATCATATCATCCTCCTCGATCTTGGCACCAGCATCGACAATCTTGTAACCACATTTCTTATAATAAGACATGCGCTCACGAGCTTGTGACTGATATGATCGATGTATATCGACCACATCCAATATTAACGGATTCACCTTGCGTTCCTCCGGTCTCTGGCGTAGAATACGCCCTGTACTTTGTTCAATCTTCTTCCGCGGACTTGCCATTAGAACACAATTCAGTGTCTTAATATTCATTGCCTCGCTTGCCATTGAATAAGACGCCCATAAGATTTGCGCGTTTTCAGCTGCCAAGTCACGTGTCGCGGTCTTCATTCCACCGATGTAATATCCCATTACACAGCCCGTTGACTTCATTAGATCCTCCAAGGCATTCAAGTGTCCAATACGCTCACTGAGAACAAGAATGCGACGACTTGGTTCCTTAATGAGCTCCTTGAGTTTATTCGCAATGAAGACATTCCGCTTTTGACAGGCCACAATTTGCGATAAGAGTCGCGCCAGAATAACCTCACCCCTAAAATTCATTGGAGTATCGGAATACTCAATGTCATCGCATTTAAATCTCATAATTTCCACTGATACTGTTTCATCGGCCTCCCGTTTTTTCTCCCAATAAACTGGCTTTCCTAAGTGCCACTCAAAGACCTTTGTTAATCCGTCGTCGCGTGTAGGCGTTGCACTGAGACCAAGCATATGTTTCGTTTGAATCTTAGACAGGATTTTGCTAAAATGCTTTGCTCCCAGATGATGACATTCATCAAATATAGTAAAACCATATGAGCGCAACATATCCTCGGGAATCTGTCGTTGAACTATAGTTTGAATCATACATATTGTACAATCATATTGATCGGGTTCTATCTGCATCTTATCCCCTTGAAATCTCCCAATACGAATTCCAGGAATTAGAGTCTTCATCTCCCCGGCCCATTGATCCAGTAAGAACTCCTTATCTACAACGACCATAAATCGTCTCTTTAGACGATATGCGATCGCAACGGCCATGAAGGTTTTCCCTTTTCCACACGGCACACAAATAAGGCCATTCGCATCAGCATCCATAAATGTTTTTATGATATTCTCCTGGTAATCATACGGCTTTCCAATAAAGTCCAAGGTGTCAGGTAAAGCATTGCCGTCGCTGAGCACCGACTCGTCGGCAGGGCCAATATTATCGCGGGCCCACATTCGGGGCAAATAGAGTCGTGATTGAGACTCTAGAAAGACCGGGAATTCATTATCAATCTGGGCAGCAAATCGTGTCATAGTGGCCGGCTTAACTGTGAGCTGTTTACGAATCGACGTATTGAGTTCAGGTGAAATAGATGATTTAAGAAGCGCATATCCACGAGTAGTGAGTATACGAGCTGATTCTGCCTTAGACATTTTATTAAGACTCACAGAAGATAACTAAGAGTCAATTTTTATAGAGGCTTGCTTTAGAAATGTCAGTTGATCCTGTACAAAGCGGACTTCTTTTCGGACTCCTTATATTATTTGTATTCTGTGAAACAATTGCCGAATGGCTTGGTTCTGCTCTTGATACACTTCCTATGCGTCTGGCATTTTGTATCCTACTCCTTGCTATAGTACCGGTTGATCGCCTTGTAGCCTTGGGTATGTTTATGGTCATTGGGGCTATCTATATTCGTCATCATAAGGATGATTTAGATAATATCATTGTAATAAAGAATCCAATGGCATCAAACTATACAAAGGCACCGAAGGCAATGACTGAACTTGACCAAGGTGGGCAGGCTGATGAGAGTTATGATGAAATGGATTTTACATCTAAGGATGATGACCAGACCAATGAGTTTCACAAGGTGTCAAGTTCGATTGATGAAAAGCATGCCTTACAGACGGAAGGGCTTGGATCTAAGTCACAAAGTCTTTTTCCTGAAGATTCCCATAAAGCTGCGGAATTAATGAAGGGAAATAGTGATGGGAGCCAAGATTAATTCTGTATAAACTTATTAGATATACGATTCAAATGAAAATTAATATGAAATTCAGTCTATTATTTATAGGAGTCTTATTAATTGTGATTGCTAGATTATTATCTATAAACTATGAGTATTTTACTGGATTCCCGGTTCAATGTTCATTCAAAACACTTGGGTCATATAAATTGACTAGTAGAATATCAGATCTTACTGCCTCTAATGCTAAGGGTCTTATTTATATACCAAATTTGACAAACTGGAGTAGTATCAGCCGCACGAGAACAAATGATCCAGTATATTCTTATACCGATTTTACGCCGATCGATTTATTAGGTACAGATGTAAAGAAACGCATAAATAATTTGATGGGGTGTAATAATATTCCAGAATTTTCTAATCAGGTTGGTGTAAATACAAAGACAGCTCTCATTCTATCTCTACAAAGTACGACAAATCCTGGATCAAGAGTATTCTTTGTGAAATGTTTTGTCCCTAGTTCAAGTGGACCTGATAGTAATGTAATTATTGGAGAAATCTCTGGAAATACAATTGCGACGTATTCAGAAAATTCAAAGCCTGTTGCGGTTATACAAGGTGGTCGAGGTGTGCCCAGTATAACAGACACATACACTTTATCCTATACTCTATGTGCTGCTGCTATTCGTCCACAGGGCTTTTCTTATACTGACTGCTGCTCAAATGCTCTTACATCAACGTTGGGTGTGAGATCATATGATATGACAAGTGATGATCTTAAGACACCATTACAATGTTCTCTTGATAATTCTAGTAAACCAGGCACAGGCGCAGGCTCAGCATCAGGCTCAGCATCAGGCTCAGCATCAGGCTCAGCATCAGGCTCAGCATCAGGCTCAGCATCAGGCTCAGCATCAGGCTCAGCATCAGGCTCAGATAATAAAAATAAACCAACCGCATCTGGATCAGATGCAAACTTATCCGCTGCAGACATTACTAAACTAAAAGAACTTTTAGCAAACAACGATACACCCAATGAGCATTGTTGGCCGCAAAAGTATTATAAGAAATCAACCTCAAAATCAAATGAAGCCACCTTAAACCCAGGGCTCTCTGATTGCGATAAATACTATAATTGTAATAAAGAGGAAAACTACTCTGATGAGTATGACTATGAAGGTCAATGCTTATAAAAGGCCTAAATATGTTATCTCTAGAAAGAGTATATGCATATTTTCATAGTATGCTACAATGAAGCTATAATGATTCCCCACACGGTGGCTCATTATAGATCCAGATTTCCAGGGTGTCAGATTACAGTATATGATAATGACAGTACTGATAGAAGTGTAGAATTAGCAATATCACTTGGGTGTAATGTTATACGTCTAGATACGCAGGGTATCCTTAATGAGTTTTCTTTGACAGAGCTTCGGAATTCTGGATGGAAGGTCGCTAATGATTGGGTCATTGTTTGTGATATGGATGAGTGGCTATGCTTCGATGAATCTAAGCTCAAGGCAGAAGAAGAAAATGGTACAACAATTCTTCGAGTCATAGGGTATAATATTATTGCAGATTCAAATTCTGAAAAACTAGAAGATTTAGATTTACAGAATTTAACAATGGGTGTATTCAATCCATATGAATGTAAGAACATTTGTTTTAATGCCAAATATATTAGAGATATAAACTTTAGTCTTGGAGCACACGAATGTTCTCCAGTAGGCCAAGTAAAATTTAGTGAAAATGAGTATATCTTGAAACATATGGATGAGCTTGGCGTTCCTTATAAATGTTATAAGAATACTCTTCGTTTTGAAAGATCCGAGAAAATGAGAACACAACACGGAATGTGTAATCATTATGTACGCGACGATAATATCTTAAGAGATACACTTCAAAGACTTCTGAATAATTCATATGATATTAGTCATATTCTAAAATAAACCGCTAAATACTTAATTTAAGAACTCTTAATGTCATACTCGCTTTAGCGAGTGTTGACATTAAGAGTTCTTGTCACCGAATTGCTTTGCAATTCGGAATTCATTACTTGGCGGTACATTCTACGCCGCAGATCGGCAAGACCCCAGAAAGACTACACGGATCTTTTTGTATAAGATCTGTAATCTTGGGAATGTACGGTTTCAATGCAGGTAGAATATTGTTGTTTAGAGTATTTGTATCAATACACTTTGGTATAGGTCCTGAAATCGGCAAGGAAATCTGGGTAGCCTTTGATCCATCAGGTGCTAGAGCAGCAAGATATTTCGCATTGTAGCAGCTATTGATATTGCTGCGATCTTCTTCTTCCGTTGGATAAATCCTACAACTCGGCGCAGTTGCGATTTGAGGAGCAGATCCATCTTCGCGTGTAGAAGATTCTGAACATCCTTCTACAGCACTTATATCTCTGTGAAGAGGTCCAAAATAATTTGACATTGACCCAGGACAGAAACGCGCGGATCGTTTTGCCCACTCTTTATTCATCCAATCCGAACACGTTAGTATACCATTCGGTGGTCTTGGTGATAAACTACAAATATCTCTACCGTTACATTTCTTACTTACAACATCACCGTCACAACAGTGCGTATCTCCTTCATCAGTGATATAGCTTGTAGAACTTAATGGACAGGAAGTCATACGAATACTTGTTGTAAATCCTTCATTTACTCTATTAAATGTGTCAAATGTTACACTATATTTTAATATATATCCAATCATAAACACTGATACAACAATACAAAGTATCCACAGTATCAGTGAAACCATCTATCTATTCATTAGAAAGTCTATGTCTTAGTAAAAACGATAGCAAAGCTTATTAAAGAAATGACTAAAAACACAAAGAATGCTAGATTATGATATGCGTATTCATTTTCAGTTACCACCATATTATAAATATATACAAGGTATCCAAACAGTCCAATTGAAAGAATGCTTGTCAATATAATAAAAATTATATTTTCAACATCACCTGGCATCAGACCGGAAGATGATTCAAGGAGTGATAAATCACCTCCAATAGAATCCTTCGCTTCCTTGTCTAATGTTGACTTCAAGCTTTCTCCTGTTTCAGGATCTACAAGAATCTCACCATTTTTGATATCCTTTTCAGAATTAATTCGGTAGCATTTAAGAGCCCTCTTTTTCTTAGGGGCAGGAGCAGGCGTTTTGATATCTGAAAGTTCAGATAATGATTTTCCAAGAAAACTCTCTGGAACAAGAATTATGATTGTATCAAGTATAGTTTCAAAACTACCAATAATAGATGATGCTGCCATAGGTATCAGATTTGTTGTAATGCCGACTGGAAATCCGCCTGGTCCGAGACCATCCTTGAACTGAAGTTTAGTATTAGCTGATGCTCCTTCAAATAGATCTACAGGATTCTTTGGCTCTGTAATAAGTGTATAGCGAGATATACTACTACATTGACCTAGACCACTTTCATCAGCAACCACATAAATTGGTTGTGTAATAGCATTAACGCGAATTTTCAATGATCCAATCGCAGACGGAGAGCTCTTATAATTAATAAGTTTCACCGGTAAACAAGTCTCATATGCGATCATTGGCATCATTGCCGATGAATTATACGCAAATAGGGTCGATAAATCGACAACGCACGACTGTCTAGTACCCTTTATCATTGCGGTATTCACGTTGGACCAGAATGGATCTGTATTCCACGAGCCAAAGATAAGTGGGCGCGTAACTAAAATAATATCTGGTGAAGAAGGATGATCTGATTTATTCTTTATTTGAAAGGCGAGAATAACCTCGTAATCTGTAACCTTAGTACCTGTTAAGAATGCGTGCTGATTCTTAACAATGGACATTACACTCGAGCATTTATAAGTAGCACTACCATACGTCATTGTTGTAGAATCTGATACTGTATCAAATCCACGAATCTGACAAAGTGTAGATGTCGATATAACACTAATTTGCGCAGATTGTGCAGGAGGTCCCCAGCTGACTGATAAATCTGTTGGGGCGGTCAATGCTTTTAATTCTTTCTGAATATCTGCGGCGGTTGATCCTCGTGTACTACTTGGCCATACATCAGAAAGTTTCTGTGATATTTTTATAGGAAATCCTTGATTATCTCCTGGCTGGCACGTTTGAAGAGACATTCTTCCTTACTTTATATTGTTCTTTCTTATCTAACAAGATCTCTCACGCGATATATTGTGACTTGACCAGATTCACCCGTTGCGGAAAGTTTTACGCTATCTCCATCATAGAGCTCTGGGCATCCCACACCATCTTGACAATCACGTCCCTTAATATTGATCGGAATCTGTACAGGGTTATATGTATCTGTCCGCGTATAATAGTTATAGCGATCTCGAGACGATATTGTTCTGCGCCCGTAGAGTGGTAAAAGTTTTCCTTCGTCTGTCTTTACAATTCCCATTGATTGATAGGATTCAGGAATTCCTTGAGTAGGAATGTTAAAGGGGGCATTTACAGATGGAACTCGTGAAAGATCTGGACCTGATGCCCAGTCGCGCTCAGCCTCTGGTGCTCTAGAATATCGGTCATCTCCAGATTTCATTGATACATATGTTTGCGGTGGTGCGGATTGAGATGAGCGTAGTAGGCTCACCATATTTACCTGATTTTGTAATGACCAGGTTACGAGTCCTATCGTAATAATAAGTATCAGCGCCAGAATAACTGAAGGCCATGAGAACAAGCTAAATGTATCTGGAAAACACACCATCCCTGGTGGACATCGTCTAGTCATTTCTACCGTGTTGTACTTAAATTAAGTCCTTCTAAGGTTGCCAATAAATAGCCACTCTTTATTATGGGTAAGGACCAAATTCTTAAACGCACTGTGTTTAAGAATTTGTTGCTTTTATATCACGAGGGTTATTGGCCAAACATCTGCTGGAATGTCTCCATAAGCTGCTTACCATCATTTAACATAGGCTTCATTGTCCCAAGCATACCCATTAGACTCTTTTGCGTCTCAATAAGCTGCTGGGTGTCCTTTGACATCGCATTAATTTGATCAGGATTAAGACTCTGAATTGCCTTCATCAAGGTTGATCCCGCATCAATATGAGGACCACCCTTGGCCTGTGAAGGGATTTCACCAAGCTTAAATGGCATTGGGCTTTCATTCTTCTTCATAGCCGGAGCAGGACTTTCATTTTTCTCTGATTTTACATCCTCATATCCATCGACTTCTGGCTTCTCTGAGCCGGACTCTTCTTCATCATCTTCCACCTCCGACTTGAAGGATTCAATTCGCCCCTTGGATCCAAGAGTCTTTAAGATTTCACTAGGTGGTGTTCGCGTATTGAATCCATCGACACGTGGAACTAGATATGCTAATAGAAGTAGCATAGCAGCGGCAACACCGAATGATAGGCAAATATTATCGTATATTGAATGAACAATTGATCCAAGACCAAGTGATACAAATAGCATTGCCAATGATAGGCGTGGATATGTGAATAATAGTGTACTAGCATAGACTGCAGCCATTAAAGCTGGCATATACGAAGGAGTCTTCATCTATCCTAGTAAAGGAAGTATTACACGATTTGCTCCAAGGAATAAGAAGCCAACAAGAAGAGCCTTGGCGAGTTGTCCATATACATTCATATCACCAGAAGCCTTGAGCATCCAGGGTGCATAATGCGCAACAAGGACACTGAGAAAGGGAAGATTCACTACGAAGACTAGGATGGCAATGAGTAGAGGAATTCTCATTTCATCAGCGAGATAGCTACTCCAGGCCTTTCCTTGACTTGCTTGCATCGAGGCAATTTGGGCAGCAAGCTGTGCTTGTGATGGTCCCATATTAGGAGCTGCATTACCTGCTGATCCCCAGTTTCCACCTGCCGCAAATCCAGGTGTCGAGCTCTGAAGCATTTGTGCGAAATCGGCTGATGTAGGATGCTGACCTCCAATAATATGTGCTGTCGGAGGCCCTGGATCCATCTGATATTGCTGTGTGGATTGCTGTGGCGGAGGCATTGGCATCATTGGACCACTCATTCCACCGGGTGCTGCTCCCATTGGCATGCCGCCCGAGGACATGCTGCCCGAGGACATGCCGCCTGAAGGCATGCCGCCTGAAGACATGCCGCCTGAAGGCATGCCCGGGCGCATATCATTTCCGTTATTCATATCTTGATAAATCATCTTTACTAAGTCACCATCGCCAGAAAGCGGAGCCTTACCATCAAGGTCTGATAAGAGGGTTCCCGCGTTTGCCATTCTTTTTGTCTAGTGTAAAGAAACTAGACCCTTACTAACGCGTTACCGCGGAGTACTTATATTAAGTACTCCACGGTACTTAATATAAGTACCCCACGGTATTTATAGTCTATGATTAGATATGCCAACTAGAAGGAATAGTAGTAGAAAACGTACACCAAGTCCAAAAAGAGAGCCTGAATCTAGCCTGGTAAATGCGGTGCCGCCCACACCAAATGCTCAGGATGTATCATATGATGATTTAATTAACGCGTTAGATAGGTCGCCATCTAGAGTAAAGAAGATTCCGGTAATACCTGGAGCACCTAAGAAACCAAGGAGAGGGGGTCGTAGAACTCTAAAAAAGAAGATTACACGTTAATTTCGCTACCGTTTAGTTATATCCGATCTTTACTGCGCGGCTATCCGCGTTTATTCTCAAAGGCCTCTATAACCCCACTTGCTGGGCAATCCATCTGAATGGCTTCAAATGTATAGCATTTAGAAGCAATATGATACACAGAGTGATTTACTTCGTGTAGAGGCGGTGCTTTTACAATCATACACCCTTTTCCACGACACATTGGTGTGACTACCACAACGATGGCAATACCCAGCATAAGTGACAGAATAAATCCAAATGCCGGATTCTTCAAAGCATCAGTTATCATCTTTTACTTCTACAACTCCAATAGGATAAGATGGCAGGGTTATTCGGATTTTTTCATCTTTTACCATTTCTAGGCGGTTTAGTAATTGGGATAGTGTATATTGCTATGGGAGGCCGTGGTGTGCATGAGGTGATTTATAAATATCCTCATCCAACAACAGTTGACGCATTAGTTTATAAGGATCCAAATGGAGCCTGTTATAGATATAAGGTTGAGCAAGTTGATTGTGATAAACACGAAAGACAACTCAAGGAGTATCCATTATCCGGTTAGACTGGAGGGGCCGCCGATTTCCCTAGTTTAATTACACGTTTCCCAATAATGCTCCCTTGAGCTGCTTGCTGTGCAGTCTTTGGAGCGGCAGTGGCGGTCTTAGCTATGTCCGCAGCAGTCTTTGCGGCCTTTTGCGCGGCTTTAGCTGCCATTTTAGCCTCAATTTCTTCTGCTTCCTTCTCTTCATCCCTTGTGATAGCCTCCGCCGCAGCAACACCAACATCCACATAGAGACTTGATATTGGCTCTACGCGACGTTTTACCTGATATACAGGGGCGCCACCTGCAATCTTACGAATATCTCGCTTTGATTCAAATATATCTTTTAGCGTAAGTCCACGTATATCTTCAATCCAGGACTGAGGGTGTGCTAGAGTAGATCGCCGCTCCATCAATTCCTTGACTTTCTGGTTCTGAGCAACCACTTCGGGAATACCTGATTTCGTATCGCTATATGTTTTAACAAGTGCCATAAGCTTCTTACGTTCCACTTCAATCTCGTCTTCGAGAGTTGCCATTTCAGCATCACGTTTATCAAGCGCTTCCTTACGTTCCTCAAATGTACGAAGCCTGCGATTGGGAAGAGGTACGCGAATCTCGGCAGTATCTTTAACTGCCGGAATGACAGCTTCCATATCGGTGATTTCAACCGCCCGGTTAGCTCTCTTTGCCTTTCTAAAGAATTTTGCGTCAAGCGCCATTGCCTCTGTCTGATCCGCAGCTTTCTAGTTCTAATAGAAATCTGCGGATGAGACAGATATGGCTGACTCCCAGAAAGTGAAGAATATAGGGAGTGGAGTAAGCACTGGAATTCGTATAGCCATAGCACTTAGTGTTGGAATTATTCTTGGCCTGTTCATACTTTTTTGGGACGGAGAATTCATAAATTATAGAAAAATAGGACTTTCGAATTGGACTGGGCACCTCGTCATAATACCTCTTTTAGCCGTAGTCTTATCTTTTGGAGCAAATTGTTTGATACAGAAATTGAGCTGTTCTAAGATTCAACCACTGGATCAATTACAGCGTGCCGCATTTGCGCCGATTGCCTTTTTTGTAGTATGGATACTACTATATTTCATTCCAAGTCTCCGTTGGCCGGTTGAAGGTCTAGCGCAAAATTACGATCCCGCTATTCGTAGAGGACTATCTTCTGCGTTTTATACATTTTGGACAGCCTTGTATACACAGGGTGCTTTGAATAGCCTTGCTCAGATATGCCCAAAATGAGTTTGCTCACAAAACAAGTTTGCTCACAAAACAAGTTTGCTCACAAAACAAGTTTGCTCACAAAACAAGTTTGCTCACAAAACAAGTTTGCTCACAAAACAAGTTTGCTCACAAAACAAACATTATTCATCTGGGGTGGCTGGGCCCAAATAGACATACCTTGGAACTCCATCACGATCCATTGAACTTTCGTTTAACATGTAGTATCCGGGAGTCAATTCCTTAACATTGGACCTTGTATTCTTGGAATTCTTCATACTTCTCTTATTCACGGGCGCATTAACTTCATTTGATTCTAGGTAATAAGGGTCTTCTATGAATAAGATAATCACATAAGATAATAAGGCCCAAACAATTGTAAAAAGCCAAAACGGAATATAAGTAAAATACTGAGGATCACGACCAATTCCAAATTCTTTCCATCGTCCATCTTCACGAAACATAATTGATGGTTTAATTATCAGAACTATAGCAACTCCTGTTAAATATACTAATCCGGCAATAACCAGCCGTCTCATCTATCGTTTCCTGGTAAAATTACTTATCTACTATTGCGATCGTCTGCGTACCGCCAAATACTTAATTTAATATTTGGCCTTAGTCTCCAGGGTACCGCCAAGTACCGAAATTAAGAACTCTTAATGTCAACACTCGCTATAGCCGAAGGCATAGAGTGTAGTGCGTAGCACTATTAAGTCTGCTATTTCGTTACTTAGTGGCACCACTTAGGAGATAGCGTAGCAATTAAATTAAGTACTCCACGGTACTCATTCTTCGTCGAACCCCATCGCATCTGCTAAATCACCGTCACCCAAATATCCCTCTTCATCGCCACCAGTATTATAATATCCGAGGCCATCTACCTCACGACCCTCTGGTGCTCCGTATCCTTCTGGTCCACGCCCAGGAAAATCAATAATACCTGCCTCTGCACGTTGCTCGCGCTCAACATCGTAACGATCTTGATCATAAGCATAGATACCCTTTGTTCCACCAACGGCCCAATCTCCTAAACCAAGTTTCATCTTAATCTTCTCAATGTCCTTTCCTGAGCGCGACATATCATTCATCTTTTTAATAATATTAGCCTTCTCCATTTCATTTCTCTTGGCAATGAGTTCTCGAATTTGTTCAGGTGTAAGATTAAATCCTTCTTCCTTAAAACGTCCCAGCATTTCCGCAATAAACTTCGCAGGAAAAAGAGCCTGTTGTTCTACGTGAGACTCTGGAAGTTCTACATCAGTCGCGATCGGCAAAATATTCGGATCCACGAAATTTGCCAAGGGGGCAAAGAGACAGAATTTCAAGAAAAAACTATATGTCTGTTTTGATCCAGGGACTTGTAGAGGACGAAGAAGTTCAAGTTTATCTATGATTGCGCGAGTTTGTACAAAGAATGTATCAACCTTTGCCCTGAGCCACTGTGTGAATATAACCTTATTAAACTTCATTAAATAGTCACGGTGTCTTGATATCATTAATACGATGTCAGTTTTATGCTGGTCACTAAGTTCCCATCTCTTTGGTATATTAATAGCGGCGTCTGCTGTAAATCCCGATAACTGCTGTTTTAATGGTACAATTACATACGACTGAAGGAACCGAATGATGGATTCAGCGCCATCTTCAACTATAGAATCGAGAACTCCGTGTTGAAGCGATGTTAACCGCTGCTTACACCCAGATTCAAGAGATGCCGCAAGAAATGAAAAATCAGACAAGGCCAAGGCGACCTCCTCTTCCTTAGCATCTGGTGGCAATTTCATTAATGCTGTCTGTGTCTTATCCATTATCTCTCGATATCCAATAGCCGGCTCAGGACTCATTTCCATTAATGATATCCAGTTATCCAAGGGTCCAGGGATTTCTGTAAGAAGTCTTGTCTTAAATGAATTTACGCGATGTGTCTCATCAAGAAGATCTTCGAAAGTATCCTTACTCACTTCAATCCCCTGGCCTTCGATAGCCGCTAACCCCTGCTCAGATGTAAGAAGTTCTGCCTCCACGGGTAACTGTAAGTCACACCAGACACATTTATGTGTTAAGCCAAATTCGTGGCTATGCCCTTTCTTGTCTCCATCATAACACACCTTTAGGAATAGAGTATAATAACTACTCTCTGGAGGATCAGGAAGAGGACGTACAATTTGCGATGGAATCATTGTTGGCTCAGTACGTGTGATCTTTGGTGGTGGCTTAATACCAGTCCGCTTTGGAAAGACTGGTAAGTTCTGTTTAGCCTTAGTCCAGAAATCGTCAATGTGCTCAAGAGGTGATAAGCAACAGGTGGCCTCATTAAAGACAAGGGGCATTGGTAACTTATTCTTCTTGGCTATCGCATTGCCCTGGCGTATCCAGAGTTCAGCGCGATCTTCTGCTGAGGCAGCCTCTGGCACAATGACTTTATCAACATAATCTTCCTCCTTCATATCATATGGAATTGGTGCGAAATTCACAGGCAATTGCTCATCTGGGCGTCCTTGGCCACCCGCGGTTCCTAGAACCTTACGTTTATAATCGCGTTTTTGTGATAAAGCCTGTTGTATCATCGGATCCTGTAAGGCTGATTTTAAGATCGGTTCAAACACTCCCATAATCGTTTTCTGTCTGCGTGTATCATCACTCTCTCTCTGAAACTGTGTTAAGCTCCAGGGTGGCGAGTCCTTCTGGAATGACGAAAGGATCGAAAGAACACACTGAATTCCCTGTGTGCTACCCTCAGGCTCAAGAGGTTGGCCACCGAGACTGCGGCATCCAGTTGGTGTTCCACGTAGAATAATATCTGGCTTTCTGCTTTGAATAAAGATAAGCATATGAACACCTACCGCGCAAACAAGAGCCTGGTTAATATACACATCATAATCTGCTGCGGTTGTCGCGGCTGTAACACCCTTAGATTTACGAAGGCCCTGTTGATATTTTACATAGGCATCACGAGAAGGAATCTGCTGGATAATTCCATAAACGCGACCGACGATTGTCAAATAATCTTCCTTCTCAAGAGGCGCGAAGAGTTTATCTGCGAGTTCTTTTGCGGTTGTATAAATTAAACTCTTGGCCTCATTATCGAATTCAGGTTGATCATCGACATCTCCTAAAGGTCCAATAAGATTCTCGATATTTTCTTGTGTAATAGCATCCTTATCTACGAGTTCGGATCTACCCATCATCGGTCGCCCATTATCGTCGAATTCAATATGCGTATCATAGTCAAGCTCACTTATCGGTTGCCCACAGTTTCTACAGATATAATATCCTTGGAATTGCCCGCCGCCGAATTTGAGTTGAATCTCCTTGTTTAACACTGAGACATCACCTGGACGCAAGTATTGATAAATCTGTAGAAGTTCGTGCATGCAGAGTAAATTATGATCTCCCGCATTACATTGTACCCAATTGCCTTCTTTAACTCCCTGGAATGTTGTCAAGAACTTACTGAGCAAGGCCAATCGTGTATTGTCATCCTTGACTTTGCGAATCATTTCTAAGGGCTTTACGTGAGGACACTTGAGGGCAACAGGTGCCTCGCCTGCGAAATTAATGCGTTCTTTCAAGAGCTGCTTTTCTTTGAGTGTCTTCAAATATTCATTGCGCGCATATATCAAGCGCACACGTGTTAATGCGGCAGGTTGATCAGCGAGTTGCGCAAAAGAGAGATCCGGATGCTGGCGAAGTAGTAAGGCGACAAGAGCCACGTCGCTATTCGCGAAGGCGGGCATCTGTGCCTTTATGTCATCCTGGATCTCACGGAGAGCTGGTTCAGATCCAAGTTTTTCTATCATCTGAGGTCCATCTGGTGTCATCTGGAGTCCCTGGACCGCTGGAGGCTGTGCGACTTGTTGTGCCAGAACTTCACGTTGTCTGACAATTTCTCGTGAAATCTGATGATGAGTTTCCTTAATGGCTTCCTTAAGAACCTCAAACTGATCCAGCGTCCATTCACGTTCCCTCATTCCCATTAATACTTGGAGTGGCCAAGCATCTCCCATTCCTTCAAGGCGGAGATTAATCGCCTTCAAGTATTCACGGAGAGGAATATTACCAAGAGTGCCACCATCTACGCTGACTAAGAATGCGTTGTTTGCGGATGGAACATCTGTAATATCGCCTACAGTTTTGATGATATCTTTCATTGTATGTATACCCTTCATACCAGCCTGGATATCTGCGACTAGCGATTCCTGTCTAGCGGTATTGAGGGACGCCGCATAAGTAAGAGGAAAGAGAACATAGGCTAATACTGCTGCTTCCTCTCCAAGTTGTATAATTTGATTCTTATTACGTGTCGCCTTCAGCCCTCTCACCATTGACATAGATACCTCATTTATCATGTCCGATGAGGCATACCCTTTCTTAGCGTTTGGAAGACCCGGTGGAAATCCAGGAATCGATGAGTCAGAATCAGGGGCACTACGACGAAAGACTTCCTCATCTCTTTGAAAGGCTACACGCTGTGATCCGGTCTCACGCCAGGACGCAGAAAAACGTCCTAGATATCCATTCAGAAACGAGTTGAATTTTTGTCCATTTACATCACTCGACGAGTCAAGATATGAGACAGATGAATTAATCTTTCCAGGAAAGTATTGTAATTTAAGACCATCCATTGAATCTGGTTGAGGATTATACCTTGGATCTATGTCATAATAGACATTCTTGTCAATATCTACAACACATCGACTTAGTAACATCTGCCGTGTGTCCAAGGCATCTACGAGAGTCTGAATACTGGTTGGTTTTATACCAGCAGGAAATCCATCTTCTCCTACACGTAAAATAGAGGCTCGAAGTTGAAACAATAATTCTGTTAGGACACGCGTCGCCCGCTGTGTTTCAGGAAGTTTCTGAAGTGCAATCGAATTCAGTGATAAAAGATCAGAGTAGGCTTCACTCTTCTGTGTTTCATTTGAGTATGTGCGCTCCGATCTAGGAATCTCAATTAGTTGTTCAAGGCCGTCCATAGGTTCTGCCGGAGCCTCTAGTTCATCATCTAAGAAGGTAAAATCCTCCTCCTCAAGTTCTTCACCCTCTTCATTTACAGCAGTCTCATCCTCTTGATATTCTTCATCCTCTTCTGCTAATTCACCCAATTCATTGGTCACCGATATCTTCTCGGGCGCTTGGCGACCACGGATTACACGGAATGGAAGATCTTTCGGAACTCCACGGAATCCGAAATTTATAACGACATCTCCTTCTTCTTCGTTGTTAATAATAATGGAATCGTCTTCAGGTTTAATCTCGACGATTCGGTATTTCGCCAGGGGCTCCCCGTCTGGACCAAATGTTTCCAGATTCTGGTCAACGTGGAGATCTAGGATTTCAACGAGTTCAGGTTTCTTACGTTTCTGTAAAATCTCAACTGATTCTACTCCAGATTCTGGATCGAACCCCTCTTCATCCAAAGTAAATTCAATGGTCTTATTTGTTACACCATCTGGAAGAAGATGGAGTTCATCGATTGTACGATAGACAACACGCCCCGTTGTCTTGTCATATTTTCCGCCGAAGATACGAATTCTATCTCCAAGCTCAATAATGGGTCCCTCTAGTTCGATGTTTTTAGCCTGTTCATTTATCTTAACTTCATCTAAGACTTCCGTTGGGGCAGCCTCCATCTATTGTTCGTTCGCAACAAAAATTGATTCATTGTCGCACTTTAATTTTACTATACAAAATGGCTTTATCTGTGCCTATGTCGATGTCTAAGCTTTCTATGTTCTCTGAACTAGTCGCAAAGTACTCATCGTGGTCTGATCTTAAGACGTTCCTCCAGTCCTCTGAGCCCCAGTTGAATATGATTGAGACCGAAGGAAGTCCATATGTCATTATCCGCAATAGTAGAGAGCGCGATGGGGTCGAGGTTCCTGCTCCCTCTTCAACTGAAGAGTCTAATTCTGAAATGACGCAGATTTGTCGATCAGTTGTCTGGAATACGGTAACAAACCTTCCTTGCTGCGTATCTCCTTTTGCTGCTCGTCGCGATCAAAAGGTCCCCTTCGATATTCCTCTGAAGCTCGAGGATTTCGTGGAGGGAGTGATGATCAATGTCTTTCGCTCAAGGGGCGACGCACAGACACACGTTTGTACTCGTAGTCGCATTGATGCTGACGGTAAGTTCTACAGCGAGCGCTCATTCCGTGAACTCTTTGATGAGGCGCTTTCTGCGAAGAGATCGTCGCTTGCTGAAATTGAGACGTTTATTGGTTCGCCATCTGATTCTGTTGCTGCGACCTTTGTTACACTTGTTCTCGCGCATCCTGAGCATCGTGTTGTTCGCACAGTAGATGAGGCAAATCTCTGGGTAATCTATCGCGGCAATGTTCTGAACAATGGCACAGTGGAGTTCTTTACGGATGGCCTCCCTGCATCCTGGTATCCTAAGAGTTATACTACTGAGTTTAAGGCTGCCAATTGGACTGAATTGAAGGCGAAGTTCGAGGAGATTCGTAAGACAAAACCGTGGTATTGGCAGGGTCTCGTCGTTCATCAGGGTGCTGGTGCAGAGAGATGGCGTCTTCGTAATGGTGACCACGACCGTGTGCGCAAGGAACTTCGCGGCACTGAGTCAAATTCACTTGGTCGCTTCTTGCGCCTACGTTCTACAAAGAAGGTCCAGGAATATCTCCGTATTTACACTGAGGACAGTGATGTCTTCCAGGGGTTTGAGCGTGATTACCGTAACGCTACGAAGACTCTTTATAGCTGGTATTGCCGCTGCCACAAGGAGCACAGTGTGGCATTCAAGGCCCTTCCGAAGTCTGTTCAGCCGCTGATCTTCGAGCTTCACAAGTATTATCTTAGCACCCTCAGACCAAATAAGACAGCACTTCATCTTCTTGAGATGATTGGCTGGATTACAGAGTATTTGAAGGGGCAGTACGGTGTCTCAAATATGCTGCGCTTTATGAAGGAGACTGAGCAACCACCTGCATCAAAGACACCTTGGCCTCAGAATAGCAGTGTTCCTCTGCTTAATGTAGATCTGGAAGAGGGCGTTTATTCAGCAGCGGCTCCAGTGTCACCTGGTGGCAATAGCGCCGATGATGCTGTTTGAGTGGCCATGGTTTCGATGAGTTTAAGAATTGGAATAAACCCTGGATGAGGATTTGTTTGACGTCTACGCAGTTTCAAGTGATCCAGTGCTATTTGAAAAGACCACCCTTTATAAACAATTAAATATGTAATAACAACTGATACGGAACGGCTCATACCAGCAAAACAGTGAACAATAATACATTTGCCGTCATTCACCCACTCATTTATTTTTGCTGCGCCTTCTAGGAAATACTCCATTGTTTTTTCATCAACTGTATCATCTATGATTGGTATTTTATACCCAGGGCGCAGAATAGACGAAGTGAATTCATATGCGCATGTTATAACATGAGTAATTCTACGCTCAGATAAGAATATTTCATTAGAAGCATCTCCATAAGATCCAATCCATATTTTTTCGGTTATCTCCGACATTATAAGGTACCGTGGAGTACTTAATTTAAGTAGTCTATGGTTGACATTAAGGAGTTCTTGTCACCGAATTGCAAAGCAATTCGGAATTAAGTATTTGGCGGTATGGTAAGTTTTTATATATATTATTATATTAATAGAAGATGGATGATGTATTAGGACGAGGTGCTATCGTAGCTATTAAATCGACATTTGTCACAGATAAAGCCATTCTTTTACCCTTGGCAATGCGAAAACCATATCCACCTGAATTCTGGTCATCACCTGAGGGAAGTGAATATGCATCACTCGCAGAACCATTTCATCTATTAGAAAGTTTAACAGCAGTACTCAAAACAATTCTTGGAGAAGAAACTATAACTTGTCTTCAAACCAAATATGCAACCCTTCGTGATTTTGTTGAAAAATCTACGCCTACAACGCAATGTAATAATGTGATTGGTAGTCCAGAGACTTGTTGGATTTGTGGCGGTAAAATACCTGAAGATGGTAAGAATGAGAACCTTCGTCCAGAGTGTGAACATGTCTTTCCAATAGCACAAGCACTAGCATTTACGGGTCTATATGAGCATAATCTCTTTGAACAAATTTCAGATGATGAACATATAGATCTTCCTGAAGCATATCTAAGTGGTCTTAAAAAAGAATATAAATGGGCTCACAGAATTTGCAATCAAGTTAAAAATGACGCACATTTTATTAAATATGATGGATCTAATTTTGTAATAAATGATGACCTAATAAGAAATTTCCTTGAACAACTTATTCAAACAAGAAGTTGGGGTGGGGGGAAGAAGTTATCTAGTTATTTAGCACTAGACGGAAATCTAAATAATGGTATGGCTATATTAAGAGGGCGTGTAGAAGCTATCAGGGAAATCTGTAATTCTATTATAGTCACTGTTACACAATTAGGACTTACACCGTTACAACATGCTTGTTCAACTGCGATGTATCTGAAAGAATATGTTGCAAGTGACGCTAACTGTGGTGTAGTAGAGAATATTGCGAGAACTAATCCAACTATAGCGGGAATGGCTGGATTATCTTTGCTTAACTCAAGTTCTACTGATGGGATTGTTGAATATTCTAAGCGAACTTATCTAGAAATAGTTAGCAATAAATTGTTCGGTGTCTATTGTAAACTATTAAGAACATTCTTAAAAAGCTCTTTAATAAATGCTGCAGATAGAGCTAGAATTATTGAAAAAATCGCTAAAGTCGAGTTATTATTTCAAGAAGGAATCATTCAGGAAATAAGGGATATCGTTCCCAATCTTAGATTACAACTTATGATATATTTACAGAGACTTGGAAAATTCAATTCTAAAAAGGCTAATAGTAGTCATATTTGGAGTAGATATCAAGTCTTAGCTTCCCAAATACTATTTATAATTGTCATAGAAAACACGTGTAATCATTTTAATACCTCGGTAAAATCATTACTTCGTTCTAATATCACCGACTCTGATATTATTGAAGGCATGGTTGATTTAATAGATTCTAAAGAAATTGGTAACATACAGAAAGATATTTTGTCAGAATATTATAAGCGCATATATAATGTATTATTAAATACAAGGGATGAACCAGAAGTTTCTGTTATGATCGATTTATCAAGAAAAAAGATTAGTGAAATTCTTAGTATAATTCCAGACCCTACCAATGACCCACTTCCTAATTTTTTTAAGAGAGGAGGGACGCGTCGAAAAAATAAAAATAAGGATACCGCCAAATAACGTGGAGTACTTAAATTAAGTATTTTGCGCTAATATGAAGCCGGTCTAAAACTTTTCTTCTTATACAATCTATAAGATGTCTACTGGCGTAGCTATCGGAATTGACCTCGGAACCACGTACTCCTGTGTGGGTGTTTGGCAGAATGGGCGTGTAGAAATTATCGCAAATGATCAAGGAAACCGGACAACTCCATCCTATGTAGCGTTCACAGCTGATGAGCGTCTCATCGGTGACGCTGCGAAGTCTCAGGCTGCGGCAAATCCTGCGAATACAGTCTTCGATGCGAAGCGTCTTATCGGTCGCAAGGTCACCGATGCCTCCGTGAAGTCCGATATGGCTCATTGGCCTTTTAAGGTCAAGGCCGGCACGGCTGACAAGCCGCTTATCGAGGTCACAGCGAATGGTGAGACGAAGACCTTCTCAGCGGAGGAGATCTCGGCGATGGTTCTTCAGAAAATGAAGTCAACCGCGGAGTCCTACTTGGGCGAGAAAGTGACCGATGCGGTTGTTACGGTTCCCGCTTATTTTAATGATTCTCAGCGCCAGGCGACGAAGGACGCTGGCCTCATCGCGGGTCTCAATGTTCTTCGAATTATCAATGAGCCGACGGCTGCCGCGATTGCGTATGGTCTCGAGAAGAAGACGGGGGGCGAGAAGAATGTCCTGATATTTGATTGCGGAGGGGGGACACACGACCTCTCGATTCTTACATTGGATGATGGGATTTTTGAGGTCAAGGCTACGGCCGGCGACACTCACCTCGGTTAACTTTCCGGCTGAGGTAAAAGAACTCTAATTGCGGGGACACCCTAAAGTTGTAAAAATTGTTAGAATAAATTTGACTTACTCATTAGAAATCTCGGGAACATCAAATGGATATACAGATTTGTGATACTTGTGATAAGAGATTACCTCTTAAATCATTTGACAAATCTAATACATCTTATCGTAAAACTTGTAAATCGTGTAGATATGAACGTACAAAGGAACTCAGAGAAGAAAAAAGGATAATGAATTTAAATAAATTAGAATTTCCTAAAGAAAAGAAATGTAACAAGTGTAACAAACTTAAAAAGCTTGATGAATTTAATCTGATGTCTACAACTAAGGATGGTATAGCTAGTAAGTGTCGCGAATGCTATAATAAATCTCGTTCTAAAAAGACAGAAGTAAAGGACATCATAATTCAAACAAAGACTTGTAACACTTGTAATACTTCAAAGCCTTTATCAGAGTTTAAAACTACATCAAGATCTACAGATGGACATTTTCATAAATGTAAAGCGTGTTGGAAACCAACAGAATGGACAAAAGAGAAACAGCATCAATCTGAAAAACGATATTGCGACAAAAATAAGGAAAAGCTAAAATTAAAGTGGCAAAAAGATGGTCAAAAGTTAAGTCGCAAAATAAAATCTCGATTAAGTAATCGTATTAAGGATGCTCTAAAAGCAAATTCTCTTAGAAAGCATAATAAGACAATGTCTTATCTTGGATGTTCTCATATAGAATTAAGACGATGGTTCGAATTCTTATTTCTGGATGGTATGACTTGGGATAATATGGGTCAATGGCATATTGATCATGTAGTACCTTGCGCATCCTTTGATTTAACGAAAGCGGAAGACATTGAATTGTGTTTTAATTGGAAGAATATCCGTCCTTGTTGGCAAAAAGAAAACCTAGAAAAGGGCTCTCAACTTATTCCCGAGATAGTTGAAGCTCATATGAGTAAAGTCAAGCAATTCTTAAACAATCCACTACCAAGCCCTCCTGGTGACAGAGAAGGTGGCACTAATTAATCATTAGTGGTACGGTAAAAAGGTGGCAAATATATGGGCAATCCGCAGCCAAGCATCTTAGAAATAAGATGAAGGTTCAACGACTACTCAAAGTAACCTAAGACAGATTTTCTGTTATGGTAAAATGGGCACGAATGGGTTCCTAGTTGTAGGCGAGTATAACTAGAAGATATAGTCTGAACTTATAGGAAACTATAAGAAGTAAGGATAAAGAGCCTTACGATAACACCCTTTGGGGGAAGATTTTGACAACGCCGTCGTCGACTGGTGTGTCGCCGAATTCAAAAAGAAAACAAAACTCGATATTACATCAAATTCCAAGGCCCTCCGTCGTCTTCGCACGTCCTGTGAGCGCGCGAAGCGCACTATTTCCTCAGCAACGCAGGCGACTATTGAGATTGACAGTCTCGCTGAGGGGATGGATTTCTCCACTGTCCTAACTCGCGCGAAGTTCGAGAGTCTCTGTGAGCCATTTTTCAAGCGCTGTATCGGTCCTCTCGATGGCCTCTTAAGGGATGCCAAGATGTCCAAGGATGACATCCACGAGATTGTGATGGTCGGTGGATCCTCACGTATTCCGAAGATCCGTGAGCTTCTCACGGCATATTTTAATGGCAAGAAGCTCAACGATTCCGTGAATCCCGATGAGGCCGTCGCCTTCGGTGCTGCGGTACAGGCTCACATCTTGACGGCCCCAAAGGGCACCTCAGATGCCACCACAGATATTCTGCTAATGGACGTGATCCCTCTCTCGGTTGGTCTAGAGACGGCTGGCGGCGTGATGACGGCGCTCATCAAGCGTAATACGACGATCCCTACGAAGAAGTCGCAGACCTTCTCGACCTATGCTGATAACCAGCCTGGTGTTCTCATCCAGGTCTTTGAGGGAGAGCGCGCAATGACGAAGGATAATAACTTGCTAGGAAAGTTCCAGCTCGATGGAATTCCGCCAATGCCTCGTGGAGTCCCTCAGATCGAGGTATCCTTCGATGTGGATGCGAACGGTATCCTCAATGTAACTGCGGCTGAGAAGTCGACGGGGAAGTCCCAGAAGATTACAATTACGAACGACAAGGGTCGTCTATCGAAGGATGATATTGAGCGAATGGTTCAGGAGGCCGCCGCCGCGGCAGAGGAGGACAAGGCTCATATGGAGAAGGTCGAGGCTAAGAATGGGCTTGAGGCCTATGTTTACAATGTTCGCAACTCACTCAATGATGAGAAGACTCGTGAGAAGCTTGGTGCGGAGGCGTGCGATTCCTATCTAGAGAAGACAAAGACCTATCTAGAGTGGCTTGATTCAAATCAGTCAGCGACGAAGGAGGAGTATGAGGAGCAGAAGAAGGCTTCTGAGGCCGATTTCCAGCCATTCTTTATGAAGCTTTACGCGACAGATCCTGGGGCTGATTCCGCGGCCGATTCTGTTCCAACGGGACCGAAGGTTGAGGAGGTCGATTAATCATTAATCATAATACACTCTTTACAAATCGAAAAATATCAATATCAGAAAGAAGTTTATTAAGTAAAGTACCGTGGAGTACTTAATTTAAGTACTCCTAAGGGTGCCACCAAGTAACGAAATAACACACTTAATAGGTCACACTCGCTTTGCGAGTGTTGACATTAAGAGTTCTTGTCACCGAATTGCTTTGCAATTCGGAATTCGGTACTTGGCGGTATCTATAACTTTCTCTTTTTTAGGGATAGCTATATATATAATTTGCGTATCAGGATCAAAATGCTGAGGTTCATAATATGTAAAATGCAGAATTCTGAATTCAACACCCTTGGCTTTCATATATTTGGAGAAGGTCTCAAGAGCTTCTTTTTCTGAATTCTTTAGTAAAATAGAAAAAATCATAGCATACATCGAATAATTTATATATAGATAATAGTCAATAGTCCCCAGACCCATAAACATAGTGTTTATACTTATAAAATACAATGATGATCTGTAACTGATCATTCTATTACCGTGGAGTACTTAATTTAAGTACTCCTAAGGGTGCCACCTACTATTGAATTAAGACTCTTAATAGGTCATACTCGCTTTAGCGAGTATGACATTAAGAGTTCTTAAATTCAGTACTTGGCGGTATATGGCGTATAAAAATTGAACTATTTATTTGTTTAGAGGTTAGTTACCCAAATGAATCAGTCAAATCCAGTAGTAGACTTACAAGTGAATATAAATGCAAATAAATCATCTATTATTAAATATCCGGTAAAGATTTACTGTATTGTCGATGATCTTTCTGCTGCAAGTAAAGATAGGCTTATTAGAGATATTAAAGCACATACGATTCACTCTGGAGCAATCTTTATTACACGTGAATATGATTCGCAGAAATTCTCCAATGACCGTGATGTTATACAGCGTCTTCCTGCATTTCACGCCTACATTAATAAAGGCTATAATCGCACATTTTACGCAAACACGCGTCCCCTAGATCATATTAACGAGTGTATTAATATATATCTTAATAATGAAGAAGTAAAGGCGAAGCGAAAAGAAAGATGGCGAAAATTATATGAGTCATTCAAGAATTGGATAAAACGATTTGGGCGCAGAGAGACGGCTATGCAGCGTTATGAAAGAGAACAGTCATTTAGTATGGTTGATACATCTCGCCTTGAGAGTATTAAAAAAAATATAGTACCGATTTCAGACTGGAACTAGAATTGTTCCACGGTGTAACCTTTTACCTTATACCCTAGTTGTGAAGCATAACACAGAACAGCATTAGTAACGCTTGATTTTCTATATAATGACCAATCTGTACAACCCTGTTTTAATTGATCAAAGCGATCGTTTTCTTCAGGTCCCTCAACTGTATAGCAATGAATAGTTAGAGAATCAAGAGTATCTGATATTTCAACCGTAGAAACATAGCCATCATAGTTTGATCCAGGGTTGCCATAGATGTTACTTAGAGCAGGATACCATAGACTATCACTTATTATAGAATCATTTTTGATATCTGCTTTAATATGTACTCTGTAAAATGTCGTAAGCATAATTAATATATGCTAATGACAGTTTTTCAAATTTATGAGCAATAAATCTAATCAAAGGACATATCGCCGATAGAATCCATTAGAATGCCAAACCCAAGTCCACCCATAATTGCCATTCCAATACCCATTAAGACAATTCCGCCAACCCTTGATCCACTTGACTTATTTTTATCGGATGACCCCTTTGAAAACATTATATATCCTGGAATGAAGAATGCTAATCCTATCAGTATAAATATAACGCGTGAAAGAGCTACACCTATACCAACTCCAAATCCCAATTTAACAAGAGACTTCAAGGTGGGTGAATTTCTTGCCATTCTATTCTAACTAATACGCGGATAATATTCTTAAGAAGAGACCGACTAACCCATAGATGCCTTGTGCCTGTAAAAACCCACAACCAGATTACCCGGAATCCGCCAGTTGGGGCCCTATCTTATGGAAAATTCTACACGCTCTTGCTGAACACGGTGGAAAGGTCTTTGCGCCGTCATTTCGCGAGGATGAAAGAAGACAGTGGATGAATATTATTCCTTTATTACCAAAGATTATTCCGTGCCCAGATTGTCGAAATCACGCAGAAGCCTGGATATTATTAAATCCAATTACGGCCCTTAAGACTTTGTCTGAATCGGAAATGTATGACTGGTTAACAGATTGGTTCTACAGATTTCACGAAAATGTCAATCACCGCATAGGAAAACCATCATTTGACAAAGCAATGCTTCCTCAAATTTATGGTAGAGTTTCTGTGTCGGATACCTTGAAACAATTGAAGGCTCCGATTGAATTGGCTATTCGTCTCTCGGGAATCACCTTGCTACCTTGGCAAAAATGGGTCGGGCACGTTAAAATGCTCTCATCATTCTACGGACTTTGAATATTCGGGTGTTTGAACACTCTGGAGTTTTTCTAGGGGGGTCAATATATTCGATAACCAGGGGGAATATTTAGCAATAATCCTTTTACATTCAGTATAATTAATATCAAATAAGATAATAAGTCCGGAAAATTTTAAAATAAGCATATCTCCAAAATCCAACCCTGGAAGAGGTTGAATTAGAAAGAATAGACTTAAATAAAGACCAGCAGAAAGCTTGAATACTGTATCAGATATAATAAACATATCGGAGTCCTTTGTTTGTTTTTTAAAGAGTATAGCAATAATTTGTGTAATAATTAGGACCTTGATAAAAATAAAATAAATATGATATGCCTTCATATCTCTAAGGGTTCTTTAGAATTTATATTTTTTATTACGGTCGATTACCGTGGAGTACTTAATTTAATTGCTACGCTATCTCCTAAGGGTTGCTGCGCACAAGCAAGTAACGAAATAACACACTTAATAGTGCTACGCACTACCGTGGAGTACTTAATTTAAGTACTCCTAAGGGTGCCACCTAGTATTGAATTAAGACTCTTAATAGGTCATACTCGCTTTAGCGAGTATGACATTAAGAGTTCTTAAATTCGGTACTTGGCGGTACACTCGCGAAGCGAGTGTTGACATTAAGAGTTCTTGTCACCGAATTGCTTTGCAATTCGGAATTCGGTACTTGGCGGTACTTATCTTGCCACAGCTGATGTTGCGGCAGGGGCTACCGTAGTCCTCTTCAACTTAATTGGTGCTCTCTTTGCCGCAGTGGTTGAAGGAGCAGCAGTACCCGCAGGTCCAACCGTCGCTACGCCTACACCTGTCCAGAGACGTAGCCATTCCTGAAACATCGCCTTACATCCTCTCACTGCCATCGCTAGAGCACCACGGGCGGTCAACTCATTGGAATCCTCTACGCCAATTCGTAGAAGCATCTCATCCTTTAGCGGGTGGGGAATCTTGTAGCCGGCGAAGATAATACGTGGGGTGGCCTCACCCTCGACGTGATTATCTACTAACCACGTTTGAATCATATTTCCAAATGTGTGATCTTGTCCTTGGAAGATAAAGTCGAATCCCGTAAGCTGTGCATCTGATGGAACCACACGAACAGTTTCAGGAAGATCACCCTCATCGAGTCCAACATATTGATCACACATTTTGATTAGGCTGAGAAGTGCTCTTTCAACGATAGCACGAGGTGCCATTGGACCCACTGACTCAATCTGGAAGTCGAAACTATTCGGATCACCTTTCTCATCAACCTTAAAGATCCGCTGGATCTGCATCGTCTTGAATTCGCGATCGAGCTCACCGCGACGAGCCTCGTCCTGCTTGAGACTTTCTGGCTCGACATTCTTATGAGTCACTAGCCATTTCTCGAAGTAGGCAGTACGTCTCTCAGTATTAGTATCCAATGTATTTCCATAAGACGCCTGGCATGTAGGAATAAAACGAGCGTGTTCGCGACCATTTCCCACAGAGGCTCTCATCTCAGTCTTCAGAGATGGCGTATTTGAAGAGCGCTTTCCGGGGAGACTCGTAATGAGACAGGTATCACGAGTAAGATAGTGGGGCACGAAGAATGTATTTCCAGGAATCTCAATAAGACTCTCTGTAAGATCAGCAGCCTTACGGCGTTCAAAGACCTTAATATCTGCTGCTGTAATATCAATCGTATCAGCTCCCGTGTTCTCTACATCAATACGGAAGACATATCGATCAGGGTCGAACTTGAGAGCATCGATGCCGTGAATTGGAATAAGACTAATACGGTGGGCAAGAAGTTCGTTGGGCTGGGTGTGACTGTCATTGTGAAGAATCTTAATATCAGAATTTTCAAGAACAACTCCGGGTGGATCTGAACGAAAGGCGACGGTGTCGACTAGACTCATCATTCCACGGCGAAGAGTATTCGCATATGGATAAGAGGTATTTGCGAGTGTAAATTGAAGACGTCTCTCTGAAAGTGATTTAATATCCTGAAAGCTGGCCATTGTACTATTTATACATATGGTTTGATAATCAAATTTTAACCCTAGTTTTTAACCCTAATTTCTTCTGCGTAAAATGGTTATCTCTAGTAGATATGAATACATCTACCGCCGCAAACGCAAACGCCAAGGTTTTATCCAATAATTCTAAGAAGTCTTCACTTCTTGGAATGCTAGGAATGGGAAATGCCGCCGCTGCCAATGCCGCCCCCGCCAATGCCGCCGCTGCCAATGCCGCCCCTGCCAATAACTCCGCTCGTGCTACAATGGCTGGTGGTCGCCGCCGCGCATCTCGTAAGACTCGCAAGTCCCGCAAGATGTCCCGCAAGATGTCCCGCA